ATCAAGCACCGGGTGGCGCAATGCCTCCCCAAGATATGCCCCCTCAAGGTGGGCCACAAGGCGGAGCCCCTGACCCTGCTATGATCAAGAGCCAGATTATCAAGATGTTATCTGAGGCTCGTCGGGTGGCGGAACAGGCAGGTCTGAACTGGGATGAGATTCTTGCGGCTGTTCAGGGGCCACAAGCCAAGCCATCTGCGCCCCGGATGCCTTCGCCTTCTCCTCAGCCATAAACAACATAAGGGCATGTTTGATGGTGTATACCGCAATCGCTATGGCTGTCTCATCCTGCAACAGTTCCCGAATGTGAGGAGCATAGCTCAACATCATCAGGGGACTATGCTCTGCTACAATGGACAGGAGATTGGTTGCTCCGATCTTATACAGCAGTTCCCCATAATCCTTGATCATGTCAAAATCCAGCTCGGTATAGAATGAATCTTCGAGAGATTTTACCTGCTCAAAGATGGAGAGAATGGCGGGAATATCCATCTCGGTTTTTCCCTCGGTCTGTGCCTTCAGTTCTTGAAACAGTTCACCTAATTTGCTTTTCATGTTTACGTTTTTCCTTTCTGATCCAAAAATCTATATAGGTTTCATACTCACTTTGAGATTGTTGCCTAGATAGTACGATATAAGGGATGCCTTTCTGTTCGAGAAAGGTTTTCTTTTGTTCCATCGCCCGTACTTCAAATTTGTGGGGACGTGATCCTCCATAGTTGAGATGGAACAACAGGACTGCGGGCTTGCCATACGGCAAACGAATGACGAATTCCAACCATTGAAAGTCCCCTTTGACTTCCCTCCGCAGTCCTGTGTAAATAGGGTTCCAGACTCTAACCTGTTCCCAATATCTTATCCCCAACTTCTTAAGAGCCTGAACGACCAGCATGTGTTCTCGTCTTGGACGCCTCACCAGATTTTTCATCTTGGTATTATTCGCGTTGGATTGATTGTTCCTTCTCATATTGTTGTCCTAGTCTAAACATTAGGGTACATAGATTATGAGAGAATGAGCCGAGTGCCCTATTCTGCATGAGCATTGGCATGTCTGGGATGATGGGGGATATGGTGGCATACTCGTTGAAGGTTAGGTTCATGCGTGCACATTCTTCTGCATTGATTTCTGTGTAGGCTGCAATGGCTCCCACAATTCCTGTAAGGGTTTCGTCATCAAGTTCTGGTATGCCATCCTTCAAAATCGTCTTCATCTCCTTGATCATCTTCGTTAGGTTCCCCACCCCTTCCTGCGTTAGGATCTTGAAATCTTGTATTTTCATCTTTACTGGTAAACCTCCTGTCATCGGTGTCAAAACAGACATCACATAGTCCATAGAATAATTCCTCCCCCATATCATCGGAGGGTGCATCTGTTCTGCAATAGAACTCAAAACATTTCGTGCATTGTAGTGCATAAGGTTCACATTCTATACATATTCCCATGAAAACATGAACATTATCTTTTGTGAGTGGGATGAGACAGAAGGCACATTTCTTTGGCATCTCAATAACACCATCTCGTGTGACGTACGAATCTATATCCAAAGGTATATCTATTACCATGTCTTTGTATGGATTGAAATTCTCTTCTTCCGCTTCCGCCTTCTCTTCTCGATAGCTGGTATAGTTTTTGGGAGTAGTGCAGGGCTGTGTGTAAGTAGGAGTTGGGATAACGTATGGAGGGGGAGGTACGTGTTCATACCATAGGTTTCGATTGATGTAATAGAATTGCATGAACTTACCTATTTGGGATATGGTCTCGGGCATAATGGCATAGGCCATCAAATCATGCTCATCGTGATAACCCGTACCCACGTTCACGCCACAACAATGTAGGTGTGCCAGATAATCAATATCTGAAACGGAACCATGGGAGATTAACCATTGTCTTCGCATAGCTGTTTGCCATGCAGCTAGAGTATAACGATAGTGAACGGCGTCCGTGCCTCTCCGATCAAAGGAGTACATCCAGTTGTATTGTCTTTCGCTTGTGAAATACTTGGCAGTTGAATGGTGAGTTTCTTCTCCGACTGTCAGAAGTATATCAGTATGAATACCCATCAAGGGCAGGACATGTAGTAGGATGTATGCACCCAGACGATCATCCAGATGCGTGCTGAACACATAATCCTCCCCTGCAAAATCGTTGATGTGAAAATGGGTATGGGCATTGACGCTGTCCAGATGAACCACACCCAATATTTTGGAATTCGTGTTGCGATAAATGTAGATTCCATCCACAGTATTTTGTACTTCTCCCATTCGATGGAACCATTCGATGGGGGCCAGCATGTATTCCTTCATGATGTCGTAGTTAATGGTATCTTTAATCCTCATCGTCGGCCTCCTCATCTGCACAGCTGTGATGGCAGTCTATACTATAGGTTTCTTCACATGTGTCACAATATGTGGCATAGTTTTCGGCACAATTTTCACACCAGTTCTCCTGACCACCATGATCATTGATGTATATATAACAGGTATCATCTGAATAAGCAAAGTTATCACAGCGTTGACACAGAAAAGCATGGTTATCCAGACAACCATTGCATAGACTATCACCATTAATCAGTTCTGTCATGTTCTCGGCTTTGTGGTAGTTATTGCAGCGTGTGCATTGTGCATAGAATTCTGCCAGACAGTGTTCACATACAGTTTCACTCTCCGATTCTATGTAACTACAGTCGTCTAGGGCAGAGATGTTGCCGCAACTTTCACAAGTGCAGTAGTAATCGTTATTGCAGTTTTCGCAGATAAGATGTCCACCAGTTTCATAGCTATCACCGGTACACATTTCTTCGCAGTGCCAACAGTAGAAACCGTCGCTATTATCCCGACAGGATGGACATTCTATCTCATCGTTGGAATAATATGCCTCACATTCCTCGCAGTGTGTGTAGTTGCGTGCGGCACACTCTTGGCACACATAGCCATTTGACCATGTCATCACCCCACTTCCACTTGGAAATGTTGTTCCACATTCGCACTCTACTTTACAATACTCACAATAACCTTTATTGTGATTTATATTTTGAGTATTTCTCCCGCAATTAGGACAGCATCTGTTGTTGATTATTTGGAATGCTGGTTCCGAACTCATGGAAGGCAGAGTGGAGTGTGTTCGTAAGGCAAAGTCCATGGTGACGGGACGTCTGATGGGTGGATTGCCGATGGCATAGATGGATTTTCCATTGATGTAGGCTTCAGGAGCAATGACTTCAGTGTGCTTGTTATAATCCATTCCGAAATACACACTTAAGAGTCTTGCCATGGATAGGATGTCCAGCTTGCCTGCTCGATCATACGCATTGAATATGAGCAGGGAGTCTTCCACATTGTAATACCAGCAGCGGGCACGTTTATAGCCAGCCTCGTAATAGAACTTGATCGCTCCGCCACGTTCGGATGCCAGAATACCCTCCATGCAATAGCTATATTGACGACCGGGAAACCAGCATGAATTTGTTTTCTCCCCGAAATTCCCTGCCTCCCACGGCTCACTGGAGAATTCGAACATGAGTTCTTCGCTGGCTCCCTGCATGGTTCGCATAATGCGTTCGCTGATAACACTGACAAGTTGTGGGTCTAGCTTGATGTGATGTTTCTTGTAGATGAACTTGGATAATCGCTTTGACCATGTTCCTACATATACACCCTTGCCATTGACTGTCCACGTATGTAGCATGGGTTCATCCTCCCTGATGTTTACCTGATTAAGAGCATCTCGAACTTCTCTGGCTACATGCACATGACGAATGGCATTGAGATAATCTGTTTGGGTTACAGTCGAGTCATTATCCCGCTTGGTTATGGTATACGTTTTCTCCGTAGCGTGACTGATGCCACCCAAACGAATTGTTTTCTTCATGGATACCTCCTATAACAGGGAGTTTAGCTCATCTTTGTTGAGAGCTGATACATATAAATGCAAATCTTCGCTTCTGAGATTCTTCACATATTCCTGAATTTCCTCATCCGTAGCTATCCGTAAATGTTCAGCAGTATTCTCGGCATGATTGCCGATCTTAGTCTCCATCTCATCCGGATAGGTGAAGAAAATATCGGTGGGTGTGATGTCTGCCTGCACATGAACTCGGCCCAAAGTGTAGATACTGCCATTTGTATCTTGGGTGTGTACAATGGCACAATGAGGCAGGAATTCTACGTGCTGTGGTGCTGGTTTGTATGTGCCCAGCATGGCCGGGTCACCAAGGGAAATGGAAAAAGCCCGTCGAAGTATCTCCGGCGGGTCGAGTTGTAAAATTTGTTTACCCTTCTCGGTAATCCCCTCGGGAAAGATAGGTTCAAAGGTGGCTTTCATGCGGGCGGTGTGAGCGATGATAGCCTTTGTAATGGCTTCTCGCAAGTCTGTTTCGCTGGCAAAATCAATCGCTCCATAGAGCTTGCTCAATTTATTTTCGGGAAAGTTCTTCTCGATGTTGGCAATTTCATCTTCGGTAGATGGTCTAATCGTGGAAACTTTTACAATGAGGGGCGTGCTTGCCCCCGTGCCTTCCTCTGTCCATAGTCCTGATATTCTGCCAGCAACCAACGGCCAGTTAGCAGGATAGCCTCCCATTCGGTCACGAAGAACAACTACAACGTAGGGGGGTATGGTTATCTCTTCGTCGGTTTTACTAAAACGGGATTTCATATCTTCGATGCCTGCAATTCGAGATAGGTTCTTCATAATTTCAGGCTTATCAGATTCATGCAGGTCTTTGAATCCACCTGACTCCCCATTGAGAAAAGCAAAGATGGCTTTCTGTTCTGGCGTCCATTCATCCCGCTCCATGGGGAAAGTAGATTTATTGAATTCCTGAGTCCGTCTGCGGATGCCTGCCATAATATGCTTACGAATTTTAGATGCTGTCATGATGAACTCCTTTCACATCAAATAGCCCCGGCACAAATGTACCGAGGCTATTACGTTGCAGATCAGTTATGAACTATTTGCCAATGAAGGCATCGTAGCGGGCGAGTTCGTACTCCAGATCGTGCAGGAGGGAAAGTGCCTTGTCCGTGAACAGTTCATCCACGAGAGCCGTGATCTCTTCCTCGGTGGCGGGACGGACTTCATCCGAAATGCGGGACATCAGGCCAATCTGATTGCGTGACCCGTTGGTCATCTTTGCGCCGATGTTGTCAGCATTGCGGAACTTGCCGCCGCTGGACTCGTTCGTGCACAGATATGCCTTGCCGAGTTCGTAGCCATCATCGGTGCGCTTGCCATAGGTAGGAGCAACCGGGACAACCACGACTCCGACCGAATACTGCACGGAGCTGGGGGCACGCAACTGAATGGCCTCACCAGTCATGGCTTTGATGGTTGCGGCGAAGGTGGCGCTACCGAACACGCCACTATCGGGATCGTTGAACTGGGCTTCCGCAGCCTTGGCTGCATCGGAGGTGACGAGACCCCAGTTGTTGGACTTGCCTGCGTAAAACTTCTCTGCGAACAGAGCGGTCGCAATCAAAACACGGGTGAGGAATCCCTCTTTGCGGCCTTCGACAATCGTTTGAATCTTGGACATTGTATAACTCCTTTCTCGAGTTAGAAGTTGTTTGTGCATGTGGAGGACATGCGGCCTTCGATGCGGGTCGGGCCCGCTAATCTACTGATGGTGTTGGAACAATGAGTTTGCCTTCGTCAATGAGATAGCCAATCAGGATGGCGACGATGCTGGCTGTATATTCGCTGATGATTTTTGGACTGACCATCATGACTGCCAGCTCCATCTCGGGACGCAGGGCAACTCCACTGGCAAGAGCAAAGACCAGCTTGTCAACCGAGTTGAAGTTCTCCCCAGCGATGTTGAGAACTTTGCTGTCGTGAAGAACTGTGATCATGGCTGCACAATAGGCCTTAGCCATCTCTAGATATACACGGGCATCATCCTCGGACATGTCCTGTCGCGTGTGTAGCCCCGAGTCGTTAATGACTTTCAGCGTTGGGTTCATCGGCTACATCTTTCAGGGTTCCATTGACGATCAGAGCGCCCAGCAGGATGCATACGATGTTGTACATGTCCTGCGGGCTGACGAGCATGGCAGCCATGCCATCCAGCACACCAGACTGAGCAGCGGTCAGGATGGTGAACATGGCATTATCGGCAATGACCACGCTGTCTGCATTCGAGGTGATGGAGAATTGGGCCAGTAGTTCTGAACCGACTTTCCCATAATCTTCCAGCCTGTCATAGGCCTCTATGATCTCGGGGGTTGGATCAGTTTGCTGTTCCTTGGGGAGACTTGCATGGGTCAGGATAGCATTGACCACGGACTGCACTTGGGGGGTTACATTTTTCATACGATACTCCTTGTGAATAGAATGGTGGATACAAAGACAGGGGAGATGTGGAGACACACATCTCCCCCTAGGGAAAGCCTCCTACATTAGTGTTCAGCCCATGCGTCACCCTGACAACATGGAGGGTCTCATTCTCGGAGTCAGGTTTAGGCTTATTGACTAATGCTAGTTACTTTCCAATTCGCCTAGGTAAGGGCTTGCACCATTTACAATACATCCTGACTATTACAGGACTAGGCACGGCCTAAGCCGTGGAACATGACAAGCAGAGGTGGATGCCTTCGGTTTTCACGAACGTGGTAGTGACCACAGGTTTCGGACTCTGAGCTATTGCCTGAAAGGCTACTTACGTCAGATCGGATTGGTACTGGTGCACCAATAGTTCAATCGTAAGACGATATATATCTCATCTTGTCCTGAGTCTAGCCGTCGCTGGAGCTCTCCCGTTTCAATGCGTCAATGTTCTTGTGCTCCCGCTCCGATTCGAACGGAGGTTTTATCCTTGAGAGGGATACGTCCTATCCACTAGACGATGGGAGCGTGGGGTCAGACACCCTGACCCATTGGTTTAGAATGCAGCAAGATCGGAGAGCGTAGCGGGGACGGCATGAGGTTCAGTCTCGATGCGATGAACAGCGACAACCTCCACGATATAGATATATTCATCCAACATATTCTTATCGTGGTCATCGTTGGCCGCAGCTACCGCAGCATCCAGAGTCCTGAATGAACCTTCGACATTGTTACAGTCGGCGTTCAGGACGAGGAATGGGTAGGTGGGGTTGGGAGCGGGGGTGGAGCGTTTGCGACTCATAACATTTCCTCTTTCTCCAGTACAATACACTCATCTATGTGCTGGTCTATGTGATAGGTATATTTGGGTTTCTTGTCGAACTCAACGACATGAGTGTTATCGTCAAGTAATCTCACAGCATCGGGTAGTGTAGATGCAAAGACTAAAGCCGTTCGTATCAGGTTGACACGAGCCATGCCCATCTCAGCAATAACTTCGAATAAGTAGACGTTCATGTTATACCTCATCACTATCATAGTCCATGTCATCATCGAGGGCTGGACGCAGCATCATGTCACGTTCCTTCTCTTCCAGCTTCTCGATGGCAATATCAATGTCATCCCACTGTTCACGGTAGGCAGGGTCTTGGCGCAGCTTTCGCAACTGCGCCAAGTTCTTGTGTTTCAGATCCATAGTAGCCTCTTAGGGATATACATCCCCGATGTTATATCTGTTGAATGTGGCACGAGATACACGCTGACGTTCATTGGTGCATATCTGTGACCCATCATCCTGTGTTGCGCAGTTCTGAATAGTGAGCGTGAATTCTTCGATGACCAGTGGACTACCATCGAAAGCTGTGGTGAATGTTTCGCTGGCTGCCTTATCTGCCACATGGCGACTCACATTGCTACACCCTGCAATCAAGAGTGCGGCTACGATCAAAGCGAAGATCAGTTTCTTCATGTCAACTCTCCATTTCTTCAAGTGATTCGTTTGGGTTATGACGATGAGCATTGCGCCATGCAATTCCAATCTTGCGGCGAATGCTCATCCACATTCCGATAAGCAAGGCTGATAGACCTACGATTGTTCCATCGCTATGCTTGGCATGATCTTCGGATGGGGTGGTGGTGTTCTCATCGTTGTTGCCATTATCGGATGGGCTGCATCCTTCGCTCCCATTGCCTTCGCCATTATTGCATTTGGGTTTCTTCGTCGGTTCGGGCACGTGTGTTGGATGGGGAGTTGGTGCAACATGTGTGGGTTCATCAGTCGGTTCGGGTGGGATAGATGTATTCGATGTCGGCTGGGTAGGGATGGTCTGGGTCGGCGTATTCTGGGTCGGGGGTGTCGGGGTAGATACGATCAGCGTCGGGTGGATTTTGGTGGGGTCTTTCTTGGGAGGGTTTGCGTGTGTGATACTTGGCTGCCCCCCTTCTGCATATACACACCACGGATCATGATTGGTGGGTAAGTCCCCCTCTGCACGGTCAGCATGACAATCTCCTGCGGGCCGATTGTATGGACTGGTATACATGTTCAGTACACCATCCCAACTGGTTGGGCTGATAGTCGGGCTGGGCATGGGTGTAATCTTGGACTCAGCATTTGCCAAGACCAGCGCAGTTACGAACATCAGAGCCACCAGAGTAGCACCAACATAACGGAATGTTCGAAATTTATTCATGAGATACTCCTTATGAAAAATAAATGATTAGGGTAACGAGTGTACCCAATGCAACCAAAGCCGTATGAAAGCTATCATAGCGCGGCTTGGCTGTTATTGCAACGAGAGTCGCAATCAATAACCAGATAGCAATGAGCAATTTGAATCCGTCCATGTATCCTCCTATGCCCATACAGGAATGATTTGCGGGGCATACAGATTCAGGATGGCAGCAATGAGTATCCGCACATGCAGTTGAATGGCGGGTGCGCTGCCTAATCCATAGCCAATAGCTGCGGTAATTATAATAGCCGGGACAAATAGATCTGCCTTTGGCTTAGTGCGATAGCGTTTGCGCATGAGAGTCATGTCAGTTTCCTTTGAATATCCAAAGATCAACCAGCACAACGATGATAATTCCCGCTACGATTGCGACCGTGAGAATGGTTTTCAAATCCTGAATTTGAAAGATACCTACAATCAGGCACATGAACATACCCCACAGACCCGTACCGAGTATCAGAACTGTGATGATTTTGCTCACGTTAGCCTCCGGGATTCTTGGGCATCTTGACATGGATGTGCGATGGATTACGGGTGCCTTTCATCGGGCTGGTTTGAGTCGAGCGCACCGATGAACTGGTGTTTGCTACGCCCCTTGTTGTCACCACTGTGCTTTTCGTACCTGAATTCTTGATCTTGGGTAGCCAATCAAATAGTCCCATGTTTCACCTCTTGTTGGGATGTTCACGTATATCTTACGCTAGGTAGCGGGGGTGGGATTCGAACCCACGATACTGGGGATATGAGCCCCATGCCTTAGACCAGACTAGGCTACCCCGCATCGGGTAGTACCTTGCTCTGCATACGGGTCATAACTCCCGTATTTTATTTCAGGACTTGGATGTACCAGCCCTGTCGCATGTGTGATTTGGACTGTGAGTCCTCGTCATATCCCATCGCTGTGCCTGTCAGCATAGCCACGGATGTCTGTGCTTTCGAGCGTTTCTTGGGGGGATATGTCTTGCGTAACGCTGCGAGTGCGGCGTCATAACACTCACGTGTACCGAACCATGGGAACCCATCGGTCGTGTATCCGTCAGCCATCGAAAGCACCAGCAATTTGGGGCTGAGCTTCGGGCGTATGACCTCGATACCCTCATCCACGTCCCTTCCCGTGGATAGGATGGGCTCCACATGTTCACGTTCGGTGGGCTTGTTCGCACGGGTGAATTTAAATTCATGATCGCGTATGCCCAGCTTATGCAGCATCTCCTGATACATTGCGTCTGTGCCATCCGTCTTGACCCATGTATCAAACTCGCTGATACGATGGACGGACATCCATTCCTCCCCATCAATATTGACAGGCACATACACACGTTCGGGTTTCGTGATGTGATGGTGAACAGCGATGCTCTTACCAGCATCCATCACCAGTTCTGATCGTGTAGTTGCACGATTGACTTCGCGTTTCAAGACGTTGCCCTTCGTGGGATAAGCACATCCCCAATAGACTCCCTCATCCACGAATACATGGGTGACATTCACGTCATTGAACAGGCGATTGTCAATTGAGTCATAGACTCTTTGGTGCTCTAGTATATCGTGTAAATATAGTGCTGTCATTGCACACACTCCTGAATATAATTGGCTGGTTTGCCGAACTGCCACAAGTTTACACCTGCTGCTGTCATGTCCGCAAGGGTGACATTTGTCACCAAAATTTTGTGACAGGGAAAGTGACATTTGTCACCTTGACAAAACTCCGCCGCCAGCTTACCACCTGATCGGGCGATATGATATAGGTCAGTCATACGTTGAGCTTGCTTGAACGTGTTGTCCCCCATCAGTCTTGTTGACATGCTTTGCTTCTTCGCTACTGGAAAGCAAGACTTTCTTCAGTCGCACGCCCGCACGATCAAGGCTCCACGTCTATTGCTCTATTATCCTTATCGCCATCGTGACTCGAGTCGTGCCTATGTGTGAGTCATATATGCGTGTATATGTAATGCGTATAGTAATATGGTCGAACTGTGATATGCGTATAGTAAAATAAATGTGTATATATTTATTGTGCGTATAGTCTCACGTGCGTGGGAAGTGCGTATAGTCTCGTGCCCGTAGCATAAAACGGAAAAAATGTCAAGGAAAAAATAGTGACAAATGTCATATATTTTTAGTGACAAATGTCACTTTTTTTCTGGGCAAGGGTGGAGTAAGATGATGTCAGTTCGGCGGAATGACCGCCCAACAAAAACCTAATTAGACAAAAGGAGTCTAAAATGAACGCTAAACTGTCAAACCCTGTTATCACCCGCACATTCAAATTTGATGTAGATGCGGGCAAAGTCCCTGCCAAAACCGAGTCAAAAGACGTACGCACTACGTACTATGACATGCGGGCAGGACTGAAAATCGAAACCTTGCTTGATACTCTCGAATCCTGCAAGACGAACGCCGACCGTGAGTCATGCGTTATCACATGGATCGGTGACTCGGTAGACAATGACTATTCCTTGGGACGTGTTGCCCGTATGCACGCATCCTACCGCCCCGAAATTGACCCGGTGCGGGCGGAAAATAAGGTGAAAAATGCCGTGAAAGCGGTCTCATCCCTGACCGCAGAACAGCGCGCCGAGCTGATTGCAGCGTTGACCGGTGCGAAATGAACGGCATAAGAATCATTTATCTGTGCGCATTCGTTGTAATCGTGTACTATGCGGTAACAGCACTAACCCTAATGCACTAGCACGAACGCACAAAAACAACTGAATAGAACGCCTATAAAGCGAAACCCCCTGACTAATCGCAGGGGGTTTTTTGTTGCCTGTATCATGGGGGAATAGTAGCGTATAGGGGATATATAAGCATAGCGAATCCGATGGATGAATGTAGCATAGGGGAGCGGCGAATCCGCCCTAGAAATTGCAGTACATTGTACTAATTGTATCATGCACATGTGCCTGCCATAGTGGCATGGCATAGTGGTGCATGGGGGATACATGCCACCCACATACAGCGACACACGCACCAGCAGCCACGCCCACACCATAAACCCTGTATAACATTGATATGGGTAGGTAAGAGAAGAATGTGAGATGAAAAAGAAAGAGGTGGGCATTTTGCAGGAATATGCTTTTAGAACATCGCACCGCTTATGGTACAATTATCCCCATGACGTACCGTAAACCTACTCGACTATATCGTATAAAGCAGCGCATCCGGAACTGGTGGTGGGGCACAAATAAAATGGTGTTCCTGATGCTCTTGTTTTTGTTGTCCGCTTTTCTGATGTGGAGGTATGTATGGAATTTACTCTAAGTGTGAGCGATGAAAGTTATCCTGAAATGGAGGATTTGCAATGGCAGATAATAATGCTGGCGAATTACTGGCTGTATGCGCCTTATTGTTTTATGGACGCGTACGAGAGGGCAGTGGAGAGGGAGAAATTGGAGACGAAGTGGTACAAGCTGACGAGCTGAAGATCGAAATCCCGGCTGGTTATCATGGGAACGATATGGAGAATGTGCTGCTGTTGACTGCTGGAGGCTATTATGGCTCTTAAGTGTGCGAAGATCCCAAACTATGATACTCAATCCTGCTGCAAGAATTGTCACGCAGGTAAGGAATCAGTTGAATATCGGGTCATGATAAATAAGATCTATTATTTTGTATGCTGTGAGGCGTGGAGATTTGCCAAGAAACACCGCATCATCACCTCCCGGGTGGTCAAATGATCAGGATTGGCCCGATCTATTTCAAGGTTGATGACATTCACAACCTGTTTGATGGCAATAAAAAGCTGGATGGACGTATCAACTATACGACTGCGACCATTCAGCTGGATGCTGAGATGTGTCCGCAGACCCGCAACCAGACATTGCTGCATGAAATCGTGCATGGCGTCGCCACTCAGCTTGGATTTCCTGCTCTGGATGAGGATCTGGTGGACAGGATCGCCTATGCGGCCTATCAGGTTATCCGGGATAACCCTGAATTCATCAAACAACTGCTGCATAAGGAGCGTGCGAAATGATTAAAGGCATTGATGTGGCGTTTTATGAACCCAATATTGACTGGCGGCGTGTGCGAGCGGCAGGAAATGAGTTTGCATTTATCAAAGCGACCCAGCGAGACTATGAGGACAGCAAATTCCGTGAGCATAAGGTCGAGTCGCGGGGATTTGTAGCTCGGGGGCCCTATCATTTCTACGAGCCGACCGTCTCACCCCGCATACAGGCCGAATTTTTCTGGGAAACAGTCAAAGATGAGCCGTGGGAGCTGGATTATGTCGTGGATATCGAGCTATATCGCTCGGGAATCTATCATGGGGGTCGGTTTTGGTACGATTTCATCTCCCGCTTCCAGATTTTGAGCGGCAAGTATCCCATGATCTATACTGGATACTATTATTGGAACGATGAGGTCAAGAAAAATCCAGTCCTTGACCTGAATTGGTTTGCAGAACACTGTCCGCTCTGGATTGCAGCCTATGGCAGCCAGCCTTTGATCCCCAGACCGTGGACAGACTGGACGTACTGGCAATATTCCGGCTCCGGACTGGTGAATGGGGTGATGGATGACTACGGTCGTCCGACTGAATGTGATTTGGATTATGGTCGAGGGACGCCAACTCCGCCTCCCGACACTGGAGATATACCTATGCCTAAATATGATGGAATTGTTTTGGATACCGCGACCCCGTACGTCAATCTGCGAGACAATCCCCTGACGGGCGCACAGGATATTGGCAATCTGTACCCCAAGGACGTCATCACTGCTGATGAAGTCCGCCAGACTGACCGTACATGGCTGCACATTACCAGTATCAACGGTCAGGCAGCCACGGGCTGGGCAGCGGCTTCCTTTGTCGAATATCATTTCATCGAGGAACCCAATCCCTCCAGTGAATATATCCTACATGTCAAGGATGGAGTGACCCGCAAGTTCGTGCCGGAGGTCTAATGGAATATTTCGAGTTCAATGGTCAGCGCTTTGTGGAGGAGTATTCTTACTATCGTGTCCCGCACGACATAGAGCGGGTCAGGATGTATGTGACGGGCACTCAGAAGCCAGACCTTACCTACATGGGTACTCATACCGGCAGCGTGCGGAAGTCCGTCATGGATTTGAAAGCCGCCCTGCCTGAAGTGTATCGGGCTGATCCCGATCACTCTACTTTGCTAAGCGCAAAGTGGCAGTGGTTCTGGAGACATCTCAATCCCAAGCTCTCAGATAAGCGCTTTGCGACTCTGTTCGATAGCTACTTGGCGTGGTGCAACGGGACAGGCAATGGTAAGCGTAACAACTATATTACCGGTGATCTGGGACACGATAAGGATATTGCTTTCGATCAGGCTCGCCTGTGCGGAGGGGCCATCGTGAAAGGCAGGTTCAATTCGGGACGAGTTATGATCAAGTCCATCCTGACCAACGACCCAGTTCCTGACCCTGTTTATCTGATCGCTCACCCGGAGGAGTGCCTGTGGTATTGGGGGACGTCTGTCAATCCCAGTGGTCAAATCAATCTGATTACTCGTGAGGGTGTGGACGGCCAACGTTATCCGGTGCGTATTCCCATTCTGACTGCCTTGCCGATCTATTTACCGGCTAATCAATTCCATCCTCTATCATTTGCATTCGGTGAATTCCCGGATGCTCGGTGGGTCATATGAAAACAATTACGCGCATCAAGAATGTCATTCAAGTCTCACTCGATCCTGAAATGAGTACAGAGCATGATCGCTATGTCCGACATCTGTCGGATGTTATCTTCGACTTGACACGGGGCCTGTACCGTTATGAAGTCTATCGCTGCTATGATCTCAATCAGCCAGACTTTCCGGAAGAGAAGCTGTTCGAAGAATTCGATCTGCATACCCCCTTGCAGGATCGTAAAGCAGACGAGGTCTGGGTCTTTGGTTCAAGTGGTCAGTCCCGGATTTACATGGGTGGTTCCCACGCGCTCTGGCTGGGAGATAACCCCCTGCAAGGCACGGCCAATATCTTTCGGCGTTTTCCTGTCATGCGCTTCGGCCCTCTGCCTCTTTTGAAGGTCTATGCCAAGCGAGTGGAGAATACCATGTATCAGGTCTATCGGGGCTATCCGCCCGCCAAGAATATGTGGGAGCACTTTATCCAGACTGCTCGTTCGACTTCGGGCGTGGCAGGCTGCGGTTCAGTGACCTATCCTCCCAACGGGGTCTTGGAGGGCTACAGTTCCGATCTGACATTCCTGTCCAGCTGTGAGGACTGGCTGTTCAATTATCCTGAATTTAAAAATAGAGTCAAGTTCATTGACTCGGGGGAATGGGGTGGGACATTGGATGGTTATCTGAAGTGGTGGCTGGGACATATCCCCCACGGCCTGCACAAGACCGATGGCGTTCATGACAACTGGTGGCATTATGTTATGAATTTAGACTTGATTAAATAATAAAAACCCTCCTAGACGGAGGGTTTCGGATAAACATCAATGGACATGCGCAGGGTTAGTTTATTCCCGTTGGGTTGCAGATCATCAATTGTAAGAGTACCATCTGTAATCCTGATTGAATGTTCTGGCCCGAGTACCTGTAAGATGGCCTGTGTTATGCTGACCCGGATTTGATCTGACAGGGCTTTGGATTTGCCCATGTCAACTTTCGAAAGTGAATTGAGTGACATATGTGCCTCCTGAGTAGAATGGTTTATTATAGCACAAATCGGTATAATTACTTAAGTCTAGTTATAAAGGAGTAAGTTATTATGGCACAATGGAGTTCCACGTTTGATGACTTGATGAGTAAGCTGGGGGATGAATCTGTTTCGGCGAATACCGTCAGCGACTATCAAAAGATGCTGGGAGTAGTTCATGCCTTTATGGAAGCCATGACCAACGAAAACAATTGTCTGGTTTGGATTACAACTCTGCCGGGTAATAATATTTTTGGAAGCACTGTGATATTTGTCAATGATGAAATCCTCGACAAGTTGCAGTGGACATTTACTGAATGGGAAAATGGGACAGCCCCTGCGGCAGTTTTTAATGGAGAAGATCAGCAAATGATCAAATCCCATCTGAGTCTCAAATCCACAGCTCCCGTAGTTGTAAGGGTTCGCAAGAAAACAACGCCCGTTCATCAGGATGGTAAAAGCTATCGTCTTTATTTTCATCATGACCTGCCTCACAATATCCGCATCACTGTGGGTATTCCTTCAGTGGTGGGTCTGTAGGAGTTGACATGAGTAAGAAAAACTTTTCAACCAAGGCGTTTGCAAATGCCAAAGAGGGTTCCCTGACCAAGCTGGGCTGGCCGAATGCCGGTAAGCTGGTGGAAGCTGCCCGCAGTGATCGTAAGAAAGTTGTAGGTAAGCTCCTGTTGCTGGCGAACGCATCGGGTGACCCCGCCACCAAAGCCAAGGCCAAGGCAATCATAGCCCGTATCGGTAAAGAACTCAGTAAGTCATAAATAAATCATAGAGAGGCGACATGCTGGATTACATCACATGGATTGATACGAAGGGATTTTATGTAAGGGAACGCTACGATCATGACAAGCAGGATTGGGGGACTGCGGGCAAGGTCATTCTCGAGCCATCCCAACGTGCGGTCATGAGCGAAGCACTCTTCATGGAAGAGAATGGCAAGCTGCGCTATGAGACCGTTTTGTATTCCTGCATCAAGAAGTCAGGCAAGACTGCGCTGGCTGCGTCCGTAGGGGCATGGTATGCAGAAGAAGGCAAGCCCGGCACAGAAATTTATATCATCGCCAATACCAAGGAGCAGGGGGTGGGGCGTGTGTTTCAGGATTTGGAATTTCATTTCAAGAAGCGTATCGAAGAAGGTATTTATTCAGATAACCGCAAGAAACCCAACTACTGTAACATCAACGCTGCCCGCATCGAGTTTGGCAATGGAACCTATATTCAAGTCCTGTCCCAATCCTTCAAAGCTTCGGCAGGCTCCCGTCATTCTCTGACCCTGTGGGATGAGCTCTGGGGATCGGTAACAGAATTAGATCGTAGGTTGTGGGATGAAATGACTCCTATCCCGACTGTCAGTAATTCGTTGCGTTTTATTTCCACCTATGCTGGTTTTGAAAATGAATCCGATTTGTTGTGGAGTTTATATTTGCAGGGGGTAGGGACAGAGGAACACAATAAAGGTAAAGGCGTTCCAATCGAATCCCTCAAGGAATATCCCTGCTATAGGAATGCCAAGATGTTCACCTACTGGGATCATGATCCGCGAATGCCGTGGCAGACGGATGAGTATTATGAGACGCAGCTGGCAACCGAACGTCCGGCGGCCTTTGCCCGTTTGCATTTGAACAAGTGGGTGTCCAGTCAGGAAACCTTCATCCCTGTGGAATGGTGGGATCAGGCGGCCAAGGCTTATGATGCTGATGCGACTTTGTGGGCTGACCATCCCTTCCGGCTCTGGCCGGTGACCATGGCGATTGATGCAGGCGTCATGAACGACTGTACTGCCCTAACCATAGTGGGATATGACTCTCACCGAGCGAAGTTGGGCCTCGTTACCCACAAGATCTGGACGCCAACGGATGGCAGTCCTGTCAATTTGGACGCAGTTGAATTGCGCATAACAGAGCTGTATAATATATTTAACGTGGTTTCGATTGTTTATGACCCCACCCACCTGATGCAGATGATGAGTCGCCTGAAAAACAGAGGACTACCCGTCAGGCCGTTTGAGCAAACGCAAACCAATATGGTGATGGCTTCCCAGCTTTTATTCGATTTACTACGTAACCGTAATTTGGAAGCCTATCCGGCTGATGACCTGCGACGCCATCTTCAAATGGCAGTAGCTGAAACATCAGCTCGTGGTTTTCGAATTGTTAAAAATAAAATCAGTAAGCGTCATCATATTGATGGTGCAGTCTCTCTGGCGATGGCAGCGTATGATGCTGTTTCGAATGGCGGTGTGGACATCAGTGTTCCAATTCGACTTGACTCGCCTTTCAGTGATATGTCCATTAATCGCTATGCCGAGGGCGACATGCGAATACCTCCAGAACTACGTGGCTAATAAGGAGTAACATGATCGATTTTTCAAACAAAGATTATCAGGATATCCTGCAAAGAATTCAGAGAGCTAAAGCCTATGTCGAAGACTGGCGCACCAATGTGACTCGCTGGCGACGGCTCTATAATCTCAAACATTATGGTGGGGTTCCCAAGGATCGGGAAATTCAATATAGCGATCCAACCTATACCAACACTGTTGATCTGGCTGTGGGTATCATGCTTGCCAATCAATTGCGTTGGCACGCTTTTGGTTTTCATCCTTCTCACAAGGAACAGGCGGATACCGGCAAGATCGAGAAACTGTTGGAAGGTACGCTCAGTGTCAACGACGAACGTGAGGAAACCCTGCATGACTACCAATTATTTCAGAACTTTGTACGGGATGGGGGTGGGGTAATCTATTCTGTCATTGACCCAGACATTTTCAAGAGCGCTCAATCCAAGGTCACAGATTATGATGAGCAGGCTCAGCCTATCGAGAAGATTGCATTCAGCGAAGTTCCCATTCGAATTCAGGTGGTAGATCCTCTCAAGTTCTTTGCCCTGCCGGGTGGCCCCAAGCGCTGGCTGGTCATGGGCCGAGAAGAGACGATGACCATTCTGGATGTTGAATTGACCTATGGTGTAAAGATCAATAAGTATTCTTACATGAGTGATGAGATGAAATCCCAGACCAAGGGTACATTCATGGATGTCTGGGATTGGGTCAGAGTTGAAATGCCAAAGGCCGATGGGTCAGGGGTGACCAATGAACTAATTGCCCGCAACACCATCATCTTTGACAATGAAGCTATCCTAGGCCCTCGCCTCATGGAAGGCTACAGTGATTTGCCCTATACATTTCAATTCTTCAAACCCACCGAAGATAATGCTGCGGGGTGGCAATCCATCATTTCTCCGCTTGAATCTTCTGTGTCCTTGATGGAACGAACGTTCAACCGGCGTGCCTATCAGATTGATGTCTTCACCTCCCTGCCTCTGATCACCAAGACCCAGCCGGGTCGTAAGGTACAGGTGGATAGTGGTTTATACAATACGATTGCCCTGTCACCGGACGAGAGCATGGAGTTCCCCCGCTGGCCGGGTAATCCCCCCGAAGTTCAGTTACATCTTGATTTCTTGCGCTCCCGCGTGCAGCAGTCCGGATTCTCGGATGTCATGTTCGGGAGTGGGGCCAATCAAGTTGCAGGATATGCTTTGTCACAACTGGGAGATCAGAACCGCATTCGACTCGAGCAGCCCATCAAACATATCCAACTTCTGCTCACGACATGGGCGAAGAAAACTCTCCGCCTCCTGAAGTATTTTACATCTGGAGCGACGATCTGCGTATATGGTACCCATCGTGGCAAGGATTATGTGGATTACGTAGAGATGTCCGAGATGGATGGCTACAGTGTACGAGCTGAAATCCGTCCAAACTTCCCCAATGAAGAACAGCGCAAGGTCGCCATGGCGACGCAAGTTAAGGGTATCGTCTCCAACTATACGATCATGGAAAAGTATCTGGGTATCGAACAACCCGAGGATGAAGAGGAACGCCGCCTGATCGAAGCCGTGACCAATCATCCTGCATCTGCCAACTACATGATCATGAAAGAGTTGAAGAAGCGAGCCGATCAGGGTGATGAGATTGCAGCCATGACCCTGCAAGCTATGCAGAGTGGTGGGCTGGCAGGCGCTCCGGGCCGACCGAATGAGCCTCCCAATCCTGCTCAATTGACTGGCACACAATCTCCGACAGGCCAGCCAGTCCCGCAAGCACTCGGCCAAGTCCCCGGCCAGTCTCCTGAAGACATTCAAGCTGGACTGGCTGAAAGTCCGCAGCTGATGGGCGGTTGAAATGGCTAAGATAAATAGCTTTGATATTCTTGAGAAGGCTACTACCAAAGCCTTTGATAAGTTAGCGGCCAGCTCTCCAGATAACATAGCTCCGAACACGGATGTAAGGTTCTATGAGAGTCTGACCCCGCAGGCATTTGATGTCATTGCTGCAACTTATGGCCCGGATAATCTTGTGGCGTATGTGACAGCGATGGAGGCTCAGCGAATGAAGCAAATGAAAGGAACCTCCAATGGCCGATAATTATTATTCCATTCCATCTTGGTATAGAACTGAAGCGCTTAAGCCTGCGACAGACTCATCGTCTTTTCTGCGAGTAGCTAATGCTGTTCTCCCTTATTATGATGCGGCAGATCGTAGAAATGTGGCAACGTTCTTGGGAGCCGATCCTTCGGGCTTGTTCAAAGATTATCTCGGTGCGCCCTTAATGAACATGACCCCAACTACCCCTCCGGCTGATACAGTCAATCGTCAGTTTTATCTTTCAGCAGATCGAGCCCGGGATGCCATCAATCGTTTGGAGTCCATGCGAACGTCTCAAGGGCTATCTGCTGACCAGCTGGGCCCCGGTTACAAATTCCTGACGCAGGCCATTGACCTGTTATCTCGTTTTGGAATCAATCAAGCTGCTGGAGAGCAAAGTTTGACACGGGCTGAATATGAGCAGCTTCAATCTCAACTGACGGCTCTGACCAGTCAGGCGCAAAGTGATAAGTCGCTGGCTCCGTATGCAGAGCTGGCTTCCAAGTTCATCAACCCAACGGTGTTGGGTGAATTCATGCCGACCTCCACTGTATCCGGGCAAACGGTATACGGAGCGGCCAATAAAAGACTATTCACGTAAGAGAGGCACACATGATCAAAGTATTGGCATTTCTCGAGGCGGCTTTGCCTACCATTGAACCAACCCTGAATGAGTACATGGGCAAGTATGACATTGTGTATGTATGGAGTACCGGCTCACGTGTGATTTTTATTCTTCAGGAGAAACCTAAACGTGGACGACCCGTAAAGGAAGCCTAATGTCCCCATTGTTCAATCCCTATCAACCTCCAGCAGCTGTGCCACAGGCCCCCCAATCTTTCAAAGGTGGCAAATCAAACGCCCGCAAGAAATTGGAGAGCATGACCATTCAGGAAATGCTCAACCATTCCAATCCCAAGGTGCGTCAGGCGGCCCGAAAAGCACAGACAATTCAAGAAGCAATCAACACAGTCAATACTGCGGTCAAGTCCGGTGCAACAACCGAACAGTTTTTGGCATCCAATCCTTATGTTGCTAATATTCTAAAGAGTGCTGGGATTGGCACCGCAAGTGGTGGAGCAACAGTGGGCGGTAATCGGGAGCAGCCCTTCTGGTCTCGAACTGAATTCAAGGAGATTGTTTCCGAGACAAATAAGTATGTCAAGGAACAACAGAAGATCCAAGACAAGCATTTCTGGTCTCGGGCTGACATCGAGGAGATGAAGTCAGAATATATAAAGACCTTACCCAAGCCCGTAGCGGTTAGTCAGAATATGAATGTAGCCGTTCCTGAAAATGTTTCCACAGTGGGAGCGCAGGGAGCCTTGGTAGCTGAATCAAATCTACCTCATGCCTCTAATATTGTACGAGCCAAGACCGCCTTCGTTCCCAAATTGAATGAGCAGGGTATGATCGAAACGGACTCACTTGGTAACACTGTGTTCGAGCCTTTCCAGTTTGACGATCCGGGCACGAACTTCTTCAACTATACCCAAAGTCAGGAATGGAAAGATTATAAGGCCAGTGTTGAGGCTTCGGATATGTCATGGTGGAAGAAGCAGGCCCAGCTGGCAACCTTCTGGTTCTTTCAGAACGTGGCGAAGCGGGCAGGCGAGGCGGCTACCAACGCTTTTTCGTGGCAAAAAGAATATATCACACAGGGTGACAACTTGAGCTTGGAAGGCACAGCTCTCAATCTTGCCTATAATACTCTAGTCTTTACTTATGCCAGCGCTTCGGATATGTATTACACTGTTCTCAATGATGATTTCTGGGTCAGTGCCAGAGATCGTGATACCAAACAATTGGCCGATCTGCTTGCCAATGGGGCCGGAGAAAACCATCCGTTGGTCGTACAGCTCAATATGCGAATTCGAGATGATGAAAAGAATATCATCAAGGCTCAGAACCACGCTGATTATTTCTATCAAACTCAAGCAGCCATGCGTAAGACGTGGGAAAACTTTCAAACAGCCCGGGTTACTGATAAGAGTAATCCATTTACAACCATCAGTGATGCCCTAAGCCCTGAAGGAATAGCCCATCAGAAGGAAGTTCAGCAAAATCTGGAAGCGGCGGCTCAGGTTGCCCGTCAGCTGCGTCCACAGGCTTATGGTTTGGCAAATCAGGCCAATGCTCTGGTGAATAGTGATCCTGAAAAAGCCTACAAGTTATATTCACAGGCTGTCAAAGTCATGATGGATACACAAAAGGCCGACGCTCTTGCTGATCCTGCTGATCCGACATGGTCGTATACATGGAGTCAGGAGCCGGGTCGCGAGTCCAAGTTCCGGGAAGCCATGGCAAGTCTTGAAATTCAAAAGGGCGAACCCCTGACCAAGAATGAAATCCGTAAATTAAAGATGTATTATGAAAATACGTGGACGGAGTTCTGGGGTGAATCCATCTTTGACATTACCAACTTCATACCCGAGAAAGCCATGGAAGGCATCTTCGCTCCTCTGAGTGCCAAGTTCTGGGATGAGGCCGCAGCCGGAGCAGTGGAAGGATTACGGGGTGTATCCAAGACAATAGACGTGGCAGGCTGGGCCAGAACTGCTAAGGGCATCGAGAAGACTGCTGGAGCGGTAGAGGCCACCCGCTTGGGTGTTCGCACAGCAATTGAGAATTTCCCGGTCATAAGCTACCTGCGCCGTCAGACGGTTGCCTCAGTAGCCAGCAAACGACAGAATGCAGTCTATTATTTGTTCTCTCGTATCTCTGGTTCATATCGGACAACCGATGAATTCCTGAACAGCTTGGACAACATTGCTCATGTTGTCAATCAAATCCATTATGTGACGGATGAGGAGACCGCGCGGGCCGCGTTCAAATCCGCGCAGGAAGCCAACGTTGGTTTGCAGGCTGTGACTTTCGATGAATTCAAACGATTCTTTGATGTGTTGGATGTGGAGAAGGGTGGCGTAGACTTCACCAAATGGCGCACGCTGTATGAGGAAGCTGCCAAGGAGAGTGAACCAGAAATTCGACGTATGACTGAACAAGTTCTGCGTAAGACTGGTAACTATACTGACGAGGCGGCCCTGATGGCGGAAGTCAATCGGCAGGTACAGAGTGCCCTGCAATCCCCCCTGTCCAATGGTTGGACGCTGGGTAACTTCTCAGAGAAGTTCGCTGGCGCTTACACGGATGCTCATCGCCTTTACAAAGGCAGCGTCCTGTTCGATGACTCGATCTCCGGTCAACTGGCTATGTTCTTCAGAAAGATTGCCGACGATCCCGAACAGGATTCTCTGGTACGTAAAATCTTCAAGGAAGTTACAGACAAGTGGCAGTCCGGTGAAAAGCTTACGTTCACTGAATTAGTTGATCATTCTTTGGCTGCCGGGGCAGCTGCCCGTGGCGCAGGCGCAAAACGAACTGCATTGCTTATGGCAAATACGATTGAGAATATGGTCAAAGTTGGCAAGTTCTTGGTGGATGGCTGGGCCATGTTCGTCCTGTCTCTGAACCCTCGTTGGGTTGTGCAGAACTATATTGACTCATCGGTGCGTGCATGGATTGCTGGTTCCAATCCAATTGACAGCGCCGCTACCATGGTGCTTTCTCTGCACCGTCAGTTGGTAGATGAGCTGGGTTTCCTGCCGATTGAGTTGGGGCAAAGTTTGGCACGTGATGGTCTGAACTTCTCAACGTCCGTAACAGGTCGTCTGGTCTATGGTGACTGGAAACCCCTACCGGGCCCCTTGGGAATCATATCCTATTTCCAATATGAAGTGGATCGGCTTAAGACTCTACGGGGTTTGAACATCGAAGAGGCCAGTGTCGAAGCCGCTAAAGCCTTATCCCAGCGATATCCAGAAGGTTCCATCCTGCGTAAGATAACGAACATGCTGGGTGGTGTCAAATTCTACGGACAGGCTCTTTCTGGAGCAGCTCAGGATTTCAACACATCCATTGAGTTCACGTTACGTTTACGCCTATTCCATGGGGAATACTTTAAGAACCTGAAAACTTTGGATAGAGTGTTGAACGAGACGGGTCTGGAGATTCTAGATCCCCGTATTCAGGGATTGGCAAAACAAATTTGGGATTCTGCTGAGAGTAACCCTCGTAAGTTATCTGCTCTGGTCGAGTCTGTGCTCCGAGAAAAGGGAGACATTAATCCTGCGGCTTGGTCGTCCATCCTGCCTCCTAACCTAAACAAGACCATGGGGCAATTGACAGAAGCAGAGCGCAGTCTAATGATTTCCACAGTGCGTGACAAGTTGGAAACTTTCGTAACCGATATTTATAAATCGGGCCGTAAGCCTGCCGCCGCAGATTTTGAACGATTCTTTGATGAGCACATCGAAGATTTCAAGAACACGGTGAACTTACAACTATCCAATCAGCGCACCGTTCGTGAGATCAGTACCCAGATGGGTGGACAGACAACCAAGATCCCAGATGTATCGGAAGTGGTTATCAGCCCATCTGCTGTGGATCGGGAGAAGATATCCAATGCCGTTGAGCGGATCGGTAAGAATGTCAAGGGCCGATTCAATCCAACCAAATCCTTTGACGATTTCAAAGTTGCCATGTCAGATTTGGCTCCTATCGAAATTGTGCCGGGCGCAGAGCGACATGTGTTTGTTTCAGAGGACGGCTCTCTACGTGTGACCATTGGTCAGGATCTAATTAACAATAAAAAGCGAGCAGAGCTGAATGATCTAATGCACGAAGTCTCCATCAAGGCCTTCGTTCAACATGAAGCCGAGTTTGCTGCATCAGCTGGTTTCAAATCCACCGATGAATTCGAGAAAACCTTCCGTCTGTTCCTAACAGAAGAGGGCCCTGCCAAAGTTCTATCCCAGAACCCAGACCAATTCATGACTATCGTTCAGGAACTGGAAACTAATCCTGTCCTGCATCGTATCTTAGAGCGCACCAAGGGTAAGGCTATTCCATACGAAGCAACGTGGAAGCTGTATATGAACAATCTGCCTATGGAGAAGCTGACCGGGCAGGCGTGGTTCGATATGCTGGAAGCTCGAGCGGATCGTATTCATGTGCCCCCTGCACATGTGCGTCACGCTGCCATTCGGGATATGACTGAGACCAAGAATTTGCAAGCCTTGCTTAATGGTAAGAAGTTGACCCCAGAGCTTGAACAGGAACTGCGCAACTTCTTAGGTATGTACGATCAAGCCCGCAAAGATTTGGGCCAATTCTTCCTATGGTCGGAGCCGGGCCCCAAGCAATTCTCTGGCGAAGCCCGCTCGATTGCGTGGGATGATTTCTATTGGCGACAGGCCGAAGCTTATGGCTATGGTCAGACCCTAAAGACCAATCTCGTGTCCATGATCAACGACAATCCGGACGATGCGCTGACTTATCTAAGAAACTTCAATGCAGACTTCTATCCCAACTTCCTGAACAATCACGGTATCACCGAGTTCTCCATGTTGGAGACTGCCCCCTCCACACTCTTTACTCCGCCTCCACAGGGCGAGGGTGCGTTTGCTATACACTCCCCCTTCGAAGACAATCGCCCTCCCATTACCCAATTCAAGATGACCAAGGGCGATAAGACTTACAGCATTCAGTCACCCTACACCCGTAAGGATTTATACGAACGCTTCCTGTCACCGGAGAAGAAGGCCTCCATCCTGACCACCGAGCGTTTCGACCTAAACCCGCTTGCCAGTGAGATACCCCTGAAGGATCAGCTGTTCACAGCTGTGCATGATTCATTCAAGCTGACCAACGAACAATCCACTATGTACTCTCGGATCATCATGGATCATGTGGATGCGATGGTGGCTGAGACTGGCAAGGATGCGGATTACTTCCTGAGCAAGATGGGCTTCCTGCGAGTAGAAGGTGCATTGCGTGCGCCGGACGCTCTGCGTCAAGTCAAGGCCGTCTTGGATAGCGAAGGCCGCCATCTCCTGTATGGTTTCGGTGCGCAGAATTCTACCGATCTCATTCGTCAGACGAGTGTTATGTTCTATGATGATTTGAAGAACATGATGACTTTTAGTGACAGAGCCGCCGACGATTTCCTACGCCTTAAGGATTTCTTGGAGAAGACAACTGGCAAGAAAATGATTGATGGCAAGATGGCCGATGAGCACCTGCAAATATTTGCCGATACCTTCCAGAAGTACATCAAGTTCGGGGATGCCCCTAATTCAAAACTGAAGAAACCTTTTGAACGCTATGCCACGTGGATGAATAAAGTCACGGGCAATGCACTCGATAAGACCGTCCTGACTGATCTACCTGCGGATGTAGTGGAGATTATGGACAGGATGTTCACAGCTACCAAAAGCCAAACCCCCGAAGCTGCAAATCGTACCATGCGGTATATGGCTCGAGATGCGGGGGTGGAGTTCAAGGGTCGCAATGAACTGTTGGATATCGTCAATGAATCTGTCGCACCCATCAAGAAGCTGGACAAAGCCACCCTGAAAGATTCAATCATGGCAACGAGTAGTATGACCGAGGATCAAGCCGATACCATGGTGACGTTACTTGAACATCGTGCTCGGGCGTGGGGTGCTATCAATGGAAAAGATCCATCTGAATATTTAAAGAATGTCAAGATTGTTACTACACAAGCTGACATGGACAATGCCCTGAGTCAGATGGCAGAAAACCCCAAGTTCCGTGCTTGGTTCAAATCCAGTGTTGTGTCCGATGAGGCAGGTAATCCATTAGTTATGTACCATGGATCATCGCGTGCCGGTTATTCGGAATTCAATAAGACCGCCGCTAAGATAGAAGATAATCTATATGGCCCCGGTTTTTACTTCACTGATGATCCATCAGTAGCGAGTGGTTACGCTCTGGGAGTAGAGCAGAAGCTGCACGATTATTTTTATTTCCCCCAGACTAATTTCACCAAAGATGAATCACAAAGACTCTTGGGTGTTTTGGATGAAGAACTGGCTGCTATCAAGGGCGATCCAATCTGGTCTACCCCTCAGGGAACCAATGAAGCGGCCAAACAGGAATTACAGTCTCGTCACTATATGGTAAAGAGTGATCGAGATATGCTGGCACATGAATCAGATAACGGCCTAATCCGTACAGATTTCTCTCAATACTTGGACTACACAGACAAAGAATTCAATCAGTGGCTTGAACGGTTTAGAAAGGCTGGCATCAAGGAGCCCATGGTTCAGAAACCTGCCTCGGCTGTCTATCCTTTGTATCTATCCATTCAGAATCCTTTTGATCTGGATCAAGTGTTGACTCGCGATCAGCTTAAGGAATTGGCCGCTCGGATGGATGAGCAACTCGGTATTCGCTACCAACATAGTACCGGTGCAGAACAAATGACAGGCGTTCAGTTCTATGAAAGTCTGAATACTACGTCCGGCTATAACAAGAAACAAATCAATGACATGTTCGCAGCCGCTGGATATGATGGCTTTACACACGTTGGAGGTGGTCGGTACATTGCTGGAGACTCAAATCGCCATCGTGTATATATCGCCCTTGAAGCCAATCAAGCCAAGTCTGTCTTCAATTCTGGTGAGTTCAGTTATACAACCGCTGACCTGCTCAATCAATTCGACGGCTTAGCCACTACCGCTGATCGTCGTCAGCCTGCCTATGAACAGCTCCGAGATATGTGGGATAAGATGGATGATCAGGATCGTAGAGAAGCTTTCATGTGGTTGACTGAGCGAACATTGGTTGATCCTTTGAGTGGAGTTGAAACGCTGGTAGCCAAGGCTCTAGGTGAGAAACCTGAAGGGTGGATCGAAGCTACCTCAGATCTTAACGCCCTGACTGCTATTAATAATACGTGGGGCCACGATGCTGGTGATACTTTAATATCGGGCATCGGGAACATTGCATCTGAAGAAACCAAGAAAGTTGGTGGTCGTGTATTTAGGGTGGGTGGAGATGAATTCACCTACTGGTTCCCGGACGAGGAGACAGCCCGCAAGGCCATGCAGGCCATTGATGAACGTGTATCCGAGTCAGTGTTCACGGTTGGTGGTAAGAGACGTAAGGGCTTTACAGTATCCTATGGTATTGCAGAGGATCATACGCTGGCAGACAAGGCCCTCTATGCGGATAAGCAGCGTCGAGTAGCTTTAGGACAACGCCCCTTAGTTCGAGACCAACTGCCCGAATCAGTTTTAGCTCTCAATAAAACCAACGCCAGTAACCTTCAAAGTTATTTAGGTCGCTTCGGCTTAAAAGATGAAAACAAGGTTATTGCCATATTCAATGGAGCAGATTTCTCGACCCTGCCTCATGAACTTGGTCACATGTTCCGCACTGAATTGCCCGAAGCTGACTTGAGAATTATTGAGAAGGCGACTGGTATCGGTGAAGGTGATTTTGATTTTCTGCGTGGACGTTTTGCTGAATACAACAGAGCCTTGGATGGTAACATTAGTGCCGAAGCGTTGAACATGTCTCGTTCTGAATACGACACCTATTTCAAATCTTTGAAGGCAGACGCTAACAAATATGAAAAGGCAGAGGAAATGTTTGCGGATGGATTTGTCAAATACCTAAAAACCGGACAGGCTCCCATCCCTGAACTTCAATCGGCCTTTGATAAATTTAAGGCTTGGTTACGTGAGATCTGGAATGCTTTCAAGAAGAACGCCGATTTGTCTATGAAATTAGATGCAGATGTGCGCGGTGTGTATGATCGTCTATTCCAAGTTCCGTTTGGCGAGACCGTTCCACCCGTTCGTTATTCATCTCTCGGTGAAGTTCCGCATGACATTGCAGCTCAAGCTTTCAAGTCTCAGGCATCGCAGCAAATCGTGGATAACATGGATGCTGCCTTCAACGTCTGGAAATTACGCTACGATCTTAAGGGCATCCCAGAACCCGCCCTAAAAAACTTCGCTACAGCCAAGGCATTTGTGCGAGAACAGTTTGATAACACGACTGGCGACTTGGCTAATCAATATCGCATTCTACAGTGGCGCTTTGAACAATTTGAAAATGAGATGATGACCAGCATGGAACGGGGTGGGTTCCTTCAGAAACTAGATTCTACAGTAGATCAGTTCTTCGCCCCATCCATTTCTGAATATCATATGGATGATGGAGTCAAAACCTTCATGCGCGCAGGAGTACACAACCGTACCATTTACGAACAGATGTCTGCCGGTCTTCAGGAATGGAGAAACTTCCTGATGAATGCAGCTGAGAATGGTACCCCCTTCCCACTCTTAGTCAAGGAAGAGGCTGACAACCTGCGTTCGTGGGCTGTTGGCGCAACCGAACGCAAAGCCAAGTTAATGGATCTTGCCATCAATGGTGGTAAGTATGGTGGCATATCTGTTGAAGGCGCATTGCCCAAGACCAACCGTTTCATGTTGGACTATCAGGATAGAAATAACTTCGATCAGATGATGAAGAATGTCTTTCCCTTCTGGATGTTCCCATCTCGATCATTGCCCTTCTGGGCCAAGACACTGGCAACCAATCCACGTATTGTTATGTTGTATCAGAAGATGCGCAAGATGTCTGAAGCTTCCCGCTATCAGGCCGGAGCAGTTACTTCACAGGGCAAACCCTTGCCTTCTCTGGAAAACTACATTCCAATCCCCGGACTGGATTTATGGATCAACCCATCTGCACCATTATCCTTCCGCTACCTGTTGGATATTCAATCCTATGGAGACAATCTGATCTACAAAGCCCGCACAGCTCAAGAGGACGATCAGAGCGCTTACTCCTTTATTGCTACACAGTTCATGGAAACATCACCGGTCTTTGGTTTCTCCCCCGGCCCGTGGGTACAGTTTGCTGCCCAAAAGCTGGGTGTACCTACTTCGCAGTGGTCGTTGATCCCACAGACCAATCTTATTCCACCGTGGTGGCTACCTGAATTTATTCAGCGCAGTGAGACTATGATGAACTGGATTTCCCCTGAGCCCAAGTGGCACGACTTCTTGGTCGAACGGGATATGCTGGAAGAAGCTACTAAGTACGTCAGGGATACCAAGCTGACGGATACTGAAAAGAAAGCCTATCTTGCCAAGGTCGGACAGGCCATCTCGGAAAAGGGAGACAATCCCCTGTGGAAAGAATCTCTTAAGAGTTTCGTGACGAATGAGAAAAAGAATAATGTCATGGCATTCTTCACGGGTTTCTATCCCAAGCAGTTCTCTGATTCACAGGCCGATCTATTGCAGGCTCGTAATGAATACGTCATGCGAGCTTCAGCCATGAACAACAATTTCCAAGCCAATCTCCTGAATATTCCATTGGAGGAGCAGATGCGCTGGGATGATTTCCGTACCCAGTATCGAGTGGATACTCCGCTCGGTTGGCTCTATCATTTGTACGGAGATATCGGCTGGGTTGAAGATGCAACTGGACGGCTGGTAGAAGATCCGACCCAGCGGGCTAAGTTGGTGGCAGGTAGTATTGATGAAGATAACAAAGCTCGTTCCTACTTTGCAGCGGCACAGGATTTGGAGCGTTGGAAGAATGAACAGATGTCAGCCCTGCCCATTGGAGCTAACTACGATCAGACCCGTGAAATCTTGGATAAGTATTATGCTAAGCTGAATCTGCTGGAAGCTCAGCTCATGCCGCCTTATAAATATTACGGTAGCAATAAGCCTGTTAATCTGATCAAAAAAGACATCCGTAATTACTGGTGGAAGAAAGTCACATCCTCCCGCCCATCTTGGAATCCAAACGAGGATTACGCCACCTATCAGGAACGCATGGCAGTCTGGGAACGAAACTTCCCTGTCTATACTCCTATCTTTGTCAAGCATTTCATCCGCAGTCCACAGATTACATCCTACATGGGCAATCTGGATACTGACCAGCCTTTGAACTTGGACGCATTAGTCAAGGATTTGGTGGCCGAAACATCCGTTGCTGGCTATGAAGCATGGAAGCTGGAAAACGATGATATCTTTACAGCCCTGAACACGGTCTGGAAAGAGAACTATTGGAACCCCTATTGGGATGCAGTTGGCCCATACAAAGATGAGCAGCGTGACCTTTTGGAAATGCGCTTCTTCGATCATAACCCTGTACCAGATGTCAACAAATTATATAACTGGATCGTACAGAAGTACGGGCCAGATCGCTTTACGATGGATGACATTCAACAGTGGGTGATGTACAACCCCAGCAAGGAACTGGAAATCTATAACATAGATGACCGACACTTGCAGGATGTGGGTGAGATTGCAGTCACCCGTGAAAAGATTTGGAATGTCCTGTCGTGGGCTGGCCCCGGCAAGCAACGTGAAGTATTACAGAACGCCTTTGTAGATATTGGTGGCAGTCCAGATGATCTTGCCCACTGGTATGAAGTCCCCCACGGGCTGGCGTGGGATGATGATCCTGCCCACGTAACTGATTTCTATAACAAGTTATCCGAGGCTGCCCAAGCCATTCAGCTTCGGCCCCCCAATCGGGGCCAACTGGAACAATTCCTGCGCGCCCGTCAGGAGAATAACATTTTGAATTCCTTGCTGGCGGAGGAATTGGGCAACGATTATCAGGATGTTTTGAATGTCTATTTCTTCAAATCATCCAACCTAAGTAAGCCTGACTTCCGAAAGTGGAAGCATGATAACCGAGATGCTGCGACGCTGGTCAATAAATACTTCAAGATGCGAGATGTCTTTGGATACAGCCACAAGCTATGGGCCTCCTACTATCAGTGGAAACCCAAGCCCAAGCCTACCAATCTGGGCCCGATGAATGCCAACGATGCACCCCTGACCAATCCCGAGCCAAGACTGCCGCAAGAGAAGAAAGCAGATGAAGTTATGAAGACACTGGGCGGGCAGGCTCAACCCCTGACTTTCTCATTCGGAGCCCCATGGCCCGTAGATATGAAATCCAATGTCAGTTCTAGTTTGGTACGTGAAATTGAATCTGCATATCGAGGCTATAGTAATCTCAGTTCTTCAGCCCGCAACTACTTGAATTCCCTGTATCGCTATCACCCCGAATGGCGTGGGTTTATTGCGAGAATACTGAGCCTGAAATAGGGTACTTGTTTTCGCATAACTATTCCAATAAAATTAAACTATCTAACTAACCCAAGGAGGCACGTAATGTTTGACAATTTAAATAACCCTCTGGTTCCGGATGGAACCCCGAACTCGGCTGCAACTCCAGCAGCGCCTGTTTCAACAGAGCCGGTTGCTCCAGCGACGCCCTCTGTACCATCCGTGGATGCTGAGCGTCAGAAGGCTGAGCTTGAAGCCAAGATCGCTAAGTATGAAAACGACATCCGAGCTATCAAGTCCACATCTGACAAACGGTTTAATGACGCTGAGAGAAACTGGCAAGTCCAGCAAGAGCAGATGCGCAAAGAATTGCAAGCCCTGCGCATGGCAACAATGGACGAAGACGAACGCAAGCAGTACGAAGCCAGTTTGACTGTTGAACGTCAACAGGAAGTCGAGCAGGAACTACAAAAAGCACGCCAAACGGCAGCCGATTATCAGGCCAACCTAAATGCGATGCAGTATTTCTTGTCTCAGGGAGTGCCTGCTGATAAGCTCGTGTTCGATCAAGGATACGACACTCTGTTCAATAGCGGAATGGAATGGTTGACGAATGAAGTAAAACGCCTTCGCACTGCCCCCGCATCTCCTCAGCCCCCCTCCTCATCGCAACCGGCAAATGGTTTGCCCACCCCTCCACAGGTTGCGACTGCAAGTCAGGGAGTTCCCAGTACCAAACCTTCGTGGGATGACCTACGAAAGAAATACGGTAACGACGAGCAGATCTATCGGTTAGTGGAGTCAGGGCTTCTGCCTGCGGATATTATCCCAGCAGGCTAACATTCTAACTATGGAGTAAATATCATGGCAAATTTGACTCAGACTACGATGGCCGACGCCATCAAAACACAATACGAACGCCGCCTGTTGACCCGGGCGCTTCCTCGTCTTGTGCATGGTCGCTGGAGTATGCCCGCTCGTTTGAACAAAAACGGTTCGTATGAACTGCGTAAGTATGGTTCACTCTCTGCGGTCACATCGGCTCTTGGTGAGGGCGCAACCCCTGTCGAGCAGTCCGCTCCCAGTCTGACCTTGACGACCATTACCCCGCTGTTCTACGGCGCGTGGATTGGTCATACCGACGAACTCGAGATGACGGTTTTCGATCCGCTGATCTCTGAAGTTTCCAGCATTCTTGGTGAGCAAGCTGGCCTTTCGGCTGACACGCTTATCCGGGATGTTATCACAGCTGGTGCTACCAAGGATTATTCCGGTGGTGCAGCTGGTCGTACTTCCCTCGATGCCCCTATTCATAATATCAGCTATACCGATTTTGTGAAGGCTGTGGCAACCTTGGAAGCTGCGAATGCAACCCCCGCTGACGGTGAGTTCTTCATCGTCATTATCCATCCCCACACTTGGGCAACGTTGATGCAAGATCCTACGTTCGTCAACATGTGGGTGCAGGAATCTGATCCCGCTATCCGCAGTGGATATCTGGGAACCATCCTGCGCTGCCGTCTCTACATCTCATCCAACTCCCGCAAGTATGTGGATGGTGGTGTGGGTGGCACGACCGATGTGTATTCGATGCTGTTCATTGCCCGTGAGTCCTATGGAACTGTTGGCATGAGTGGCAATATGCCCAATGTCGTTGACAATGCTCCTGACACAGCCCGTAACATGACTGGTCAACAGGTCAAGCCTGTGAACATTATCGTCAAACAGCTCGGTTCTGCTGGCGCAGATGACCCGCTGGATCAACGTGCAACCATTGGTTGGAAGATGTCCTTACAGACAGCTGTCCTCAATTCGGATTGGATTCTCGATCTCGAACACACCAACGCTTTTAGTGATGACTGATAGCGGTTGAATTCTGAGATGATTAGTGCTATGCTTTTAGGTAAGAAATTACTTAGGAGCATAGCATGAAAACCCCAGAAGAAATTGTGAAACAGAAACATCAATACTATCTCAGTAATAAGGATAAATGGACTAAATCAATAGAAAGGAATCCAGAACAAGTAAAAGAGAATAAACGCAGGTATGTGGAGAAGAATCCCGAAAAGCGAAAAGAGTCTAATCGGAATTACCATAAAAACCACCCAGACGTAGCAGCATCATACTATCAAATAAATCAAGAACACATTAGAACCAGAGTGAAAGTAAATGCCGAGCGATGGAGAAAAACTTTCTTAGAAATGTATGGTGGCAAATGTGAATGCTGCGGAGAAACAATCGAGCCTTTCCTGACCATAGATCATATCAAAGGACAGAAGGGCATCTCCAAAAAGGAGAGAGGGATTGAATCTTATCGTAAAGCCTGCGCTGAATACAGACCAGATTTGTATAGAATCTTTTGCATGAACTGTAACTTTGCTACTCGACACGGTAACATTTGTCCTCATAGAAAGGTTTAAGAAATGACCGCTAAACGAATCCCCGCTGAAGGCGAAATCTTCAAGGGTTATGTGCCCGCTACCCGACAGTTGCTTCACGTGACTGTCGGAGCATCCACTGGCGCTGATGTGACAGTGGGTGAGATCGCCGCATATACTCTGGTGAGTGTGGCAGAACCTATCGTAGTGTTTGGATTGTGGGAGCAGGTTGAAACTGCTTTCACAGCCTCCGTAACTCTCGATATTGGTGACTCCACCACAGCCGCTCTGCTTCAATCCGACACGACCATTGTCCCCGGTTCAACGGGTGCAGTTCTCGTCGCTGGTACGGGCTTGGCTGTTCCGATTGTCTACGCTGCGGCTCAGGATCTCTTGGTGACCGTGGGTGGCGCAACTGTCGCAGCCGGTTTACTGCATGTCTACATTGACTATGCAATCTTAGCCGACTAAGGAACAAGGTGATACCATGGCACAAGTAGCAGTAGTAAAACCAATCAAGCGTGTACCTTTAACCGTTCCCGGTGAGGGAATGGCTGAAATTACACGGCGTTCCCCGCTCGTCGTAAAATCTGATGCTGTTGGATTTGGCGATACAGGCACAGTCAATCTGTTCGAACTCCCCGGTAATATCGTGGTGACGAATGCTTGGCTGCATGTAACAACCGATTTCGATGGTTCAGGCACATCTGCTGCTCCGTCCGCCACATTCTCTGTCCCTGTCGCTACAGGTGCACAGATAATCCTGAGTGCTGCTGCGCTCAGTCTGGTGACGACAGTAGGTGCGAACGCATCTGGCCCAATATGTGTTGTCCCCGCCTCTGGTGGGTTTGGCATCCTGACATATACAGCTGGAACAACCACAGCAGGAAGTCTCGAAGTTTACATGGAATATGTGGACGTCGCAGACATGCTGTAGGATATAATTAATGCAATGACGGGCAGGCTTTCACCTGCCCGTCAAATCTAATTTCGGAGGCGTCAAGCATGAAACAATTTGAAAAGCTGCGAGACAAGGTTGCGCTGGTAGGGTTCGCTCCCACCACCCGCGATCTAGCTCCCTTTGATGATGATGAGTATGAGATCTGGACAGTCAACGAGGCAGGTAATATTGTTCTCCCGGCCTTCAGCTGGGTCAAGCGTTTTGATCGTTTATTTCAAATGCACCCCCGCTGGGACTTCTCTAGAGAAAATAACGGGAACGATCCCAATCATTTTCATTGGCTGCAAAACATCACAGCCCCCTGTCTAATGTGCAAGAGCACAGGCATGATCGGTGAACAGAAATGTCCAGCCTGTTCCAATGGAACTTATAGTCCGCCCATCAGTCGCACATGGCCCACGTTTATCTATATGCAGGATCAGTACAAGGACATCCCTAACTCTGTCAAATATCCGTTGGATGCGATGGTCAAGATGAATCCGCGTGGCCGCTACTTTGATAGTTCAGCAGCTTACATGATCAATTTGGCAGCTGCCATGCAGTACAAAGAAATCTATGTTATTGGTTTTGAAATGGCCGCCCAAACTGAATATTATTATCAGAGAGCGAACTTCGAATATCTGGTTGGGCTGTGGACAGCTCGGGGAACCAATTTCAAATTCCCCAAGAACACAACCCTGTTGTGTGGCCCGCTTTATGGGTACGAGAATATGAAAACCGGCTACCGTCAGAACCTTGACATTCGTATGGCAATCCTAACCAATGAACTGGCACAGCATAATCGTGATCTTGCCAAGCTCGAAGGTGAGATGGAAGTCTGGGCGAAGCTGTCCGCACAAGGAACACTGACGCCTCCAATCCAAGCACTGGCTATGGAAGCCAAGGCCAAGTACAGCAAGCTACTCGGTCTGGTTAATCTGGTGAACGGTGCCAAGTATGAAGCCGAGAACCTACGCAAATTGTACGATACATATTTCATGGGCAACGAAGCAGACGGTCGCACCACCATGAGAGAGGATCAGGATAACTATGTCAAAACGATCTACGGCGCAGAATAAGCAGGCAGAGATCCTGAACTCCAAAGTCAATGTGAGTGGGGAAGGTGAAGACCCGGTAGTGAGGGCGATGTTGTCCGAGAAATTCACGGGCGGCAGTAATGCCGAAGCGACGGAAATTGCTTTAGCCCTGCAAGCCCTAGTCCGTGGGCAGAATTCCATGCTGGAAAATCAGGCTCAACAGTCTGAAGAACTAGCCAAGCTACGTCAGCGCATGAATGAAATGGATCAGGCTGCCGAGAAATGGAACAATGATCGAGAAGGCTTTATACAGGAAGTTTTGGATCGAGCAGAGAAATTAAGAGCAACCGATATCGCCAAGGACAAGATCATTGCTCAAGGCTCAGCCCAATTCACGGAAGCCATCGCCAAAGCTAAAGCAGAGCAGGCCGTTGAGCATGTCAAGTTTGAACAGGCTCTGGCAAAGATGCCCAAGGTCAACGTGATCTCAGCCGGTGAACTGGTCATGGTCGTTGAAAACGGCAGGCAGGTTGCCAAGCTGATGAACGAGACTGTCAAGATCAAACATCATAAATGGGTGCTGCCTGTCGGTAAGAACATTGAAGTTCCATTGATCGTAGCACAAGTCTTGGATGAACGCCGACGCTTACAAGCAGAGACCGAAGCTCGAGAACATCTGCTTGCATCCAATTCAGAGGGTTCTGTATTGGATAAGAAGTGGAAAGAAATCAATACTAAATTTAATAGTTCAACGGATAATCTGCCGTTGGCGTAGGAGAGTAAACATGCGACTTGTTAAATTAGATTTCACGACCAGTAGCGGTGGAGCTGCGACAGTATTATTCGAAGATAATGACATTGTCGGTAAAGTGTATGCCGTTCAGTTTGTGAATGGTACGACTGATACTACGACTGGCATTACTGTCACCATGGAAGAGGGAGATCTTTCAATCCCAATTCTCACCAAAACTGGTTTGGATGCGGATGCCATGTTCTATCCGCGTGTCCTTGAGAACCTGAATACTGATGGCACAGCTCTTACTACTCACTGCGTTCCGATTGCAATCGGTCAGCCGAAAGTAGTGGTGGCTACCGGTGGCGATGTCAAAACTGGCGCAGTGATTTTATACATCGAAGACGAACTCATTTAATCTATGAGTCTGCGAGTGATCTGCGTGGTCTGCGGATGTGATTACATCCGCAGAATCCTTAAAGACGACATGGAGAGCCCCTGTTGTGGGGCTGCTATGCGAGACTACGAGACTGGAGAAGAAAACTAATGGCCCAACCAACTATCACCCTGAAGGAGTTACGGCGCGCAATCGGAAGAGAATTGAGAATGCCCTTCTTTCGCAGGATTGGAGCTGAGTCTGCATCTGATGCAAGCAGCACCGAGACTAAAATTATAGATGCAGCCCTCACTCAAAAAGACAAATACTGGAATAACAGTTTTGTTTATTGGATCGACACTCAAACCTCCAGTCCCATCCTCTCATTCACTGCCAACGATCATACCCTAATCTTGGAAAAATCTGTGGGGGAAACCCCGACAACCGGGGATAAGTATGAAATCCATTCCATTTGGAACGCCGAAGATATTCATGAGGCCATCAACCGTGCCATCAAATCTTCAAGACAGTCTTTCTTTGTTGCAACTGTGGATGAAACCCTGTGCATCAAGGACGATGTCCTGCAATATGATATCTCTGGACTGACGATTGTGCCATGGATTTTGAATAAAATCTACATCGAATTTCCAATGAACGCTATTGAATTTATAGCCTCTGCGGGTGCGGCGACGTCCGTCACAGCCCCAACAGGTGTGGATTTGACTGAAGTATTAAACGGTTGGATTGTTTCCATCCATGATGGTACAGGGGAAGGTCAGGTGCGAGCTGTTACAAACGTAGCCGGACAAGTCGTGTCCGTAGCTGCGTGGACAATCAATCCGGATGCTTCTTCTCACATTGCGATTTTCGATCCTGAAAAAAGTAGCTGGTATCCTTTGCATAAATTTCACCTTGATGCTTTGGAATATCCAAGATATGTACGCCTAACCCATCGCAATCCTGATTTCTATGGCGGCAGATTTCGTCTTGAATATCTGGGGGTCTCTAACGAATTGACAACTGAAGCCAGCACTACCATTATTCCTGAAGAATATCTACTCAATAAAGCCTGTTCTCTTCTGCATGGTCAGGTACTGAACGGTACCAAGTCCGATAAGGAAGCTCACTATGCGGAGTTCAAGCGCTATCAGGAGGAGGCCGATGCCTTCCTGATCCGCAATGCACCACATTCACCCAGCATTCTTATTCGAGATCCAGATGCACATGTTAGTAGTTTCAATTCTGACCGTGCTGATCCTCTGGACTGGAGATAAACCATGAACGATACTGCGGATATCTATCTGGATGGCAAACCCTACAAAGTAAACCTCGCCACTTATCAGGGCAAGGACATCATTGACTTTGCTCCCCGTGCGTCTGTTCCTAATGGATCGGTGTTCATGTCCGATCTATCCCTGTACCAGCCCTTGGTGCAGACAGACTGGCGACATGGTTTTGGTTTTCACTGGTATGTAGATTCAGCTGGTTATATGCGCACGGTTGGAAATATAGACACCCGTCAGAATGGCTTGGCTATGCTGTTCACCGCCGCAGTTACAGCAGACACTCAGAACTTTGTCAAGGAAGGTTTCGTCAATTTTGCTGGGGTGCTGTGGTCGTATGGTCTGGGGGGTCTGAAGAAATGGGTAAGTGGTACGACATGGACAACCGTGATTGCTACTGCTGTAACACTCGCCCTGCCTGCTGGAGATTATATGTTTATCCTGAGCACCAACCGCATTCAGAAGATGACAGCCGCTGAGGTCGTTACCGACGCGGGCGCTGATGCAAACTCCACCGATTTCCACTGGGCCATCATTCACAACGGTTATATTTATGCAGGTAAGCGCAACACCAATCAGATCCATTATGATAGTAATGCTGACCTATCTCAGCTGGAAGGCACGACCGCCGACCCCGGAACCATTTATTGTGGACTGGGAAATATCCCTACTCTCGGAGCCATCGTATACGCAGGGCAGTTGTATGTTGCTCGACATGATGGGCTGTGGCTGATCGGTGAGGATAAGGTCGCTCGTAATGTGTTGGATTACTCTGACACCTACTCCGCAGATAACTTCCGTTCTATGGCAGTTATTAATGGTCTACTGGTATTTGCCATTCGAGATCGGATTGTCCAATGGAACGGTGCACGTGTTTCAGATATCACGCCCGAACGTCTGACAGATGTCTTTCCCTTCGTCACCTATGGACGCTTCGATAATTTTATGGTGTTCGATAACTTTCTATTCTGCACCGCTCGTACCAACGAAACAACCTACACCGAGAGTCTCATTTGTTGGGATGGAGTTGGCTGGCATAAGCTTTTGGATCAAGTCACGAATGGGGCAGATATCGTCACAGCTATGGACTATGATGTTATCCATGGTTATATCTGGTATCACGTACAGGCTACGGCGGATGTGACTTACTACATTCCCACCCAAGCTCAATCATCCCTGCCTTATGCAGCTTTTCCAACGACAGGAACGCACAGTCTCATCACCTCCCGCATGGATATGGGTTTTCGACAAGTCAAAAAATCCATGCAATCCTTGAATGTTGAAGTGCAAAATGTAAATGCTACCCGCTACGTTCGAGTGTATTATTCATTGGATGGAGCCAGTTGGGTATTCTGGGCAGATGTCAAGAACAATGGCATCACAGAGTTGGAATTCCCCGGGGGTTTTCGTACCATTGAATTTAACTATGCCCTACTGCGTTTTGATTTTATTACAGATACGGCAACCCAATCCCCTGTCCTTGAAAGCTATACATTGCGCTTTATTATGCGTCCAGATGTACGCTGGGGTTATTCATTTGATATCATCTCATCCATGAATCCTGAAATAGAAGGGATGCAGGATGAGCGCACTGCCGCAGAAATCAAGGCTGACATTCGGTTAGTCCGAGACTCCAAAGCGCCCGTAGCCTTTATTGGCTTGGCGGGTGAGGAAGTCTATGGCTATCTGACATCGGTCAAAGAACAGCCTGTCTATCGTACTCTATCTCCAGATGGTTCTGGAGAAGCTTATCTGGAATTTGTACTTTCATGCAACCTTGTCCAGATGATATAGGAGAGCCACCGTGCCATATGATCGCAAGGGAAGACGCAATTATAGTACGCTCACAAAATTCCCTCGCCCCAAGGTCGAGCGAAGATTAAAGACGCCTCCTGTTGAGAAGCGTCCTGTTCGATTCCAGACTCGCTCTCTGATTGACAAAGATTTCCTGCGTCCTAATGACTGGAAATTTATTCTACATCGTAGGGGTTTGGCTGCCCGTCCGTGGGTAGGTCTTGATCCATTGGAGGAAAGAGCGGCACAGGGAATGCGAGGTACACTTCCCGAGCGCATCATCTATAAATATCTGACTGACAAGATGCACTTTGTTCCCAATGTGGATTTTGATTTTCAGTCTTCCTTACAGGGTGGTCGTCTGGATACGGGTGGTATCGTGGCCGACTTTTTATTTCGTTATCTCATGGTGGTTCTCAATCCTCTGGGCCCTACTCATGGAGAATACTGGCGACATCGTAAGGATGAAGAACAAATCATGGCTCTCGAGGAACTGGGCTATCAGGTCTATATGATTGAAGAGGGGGATGTTTACGACGAGCAAAAGCTGGAGTGGTGGATGCGCAGGATATTTGGATGGGTACATACCGGAGCCGCAGATCGAATTCCACAGGCCAGTTATGATGCTCCTAACATTGCACAACTGGATGAACTGGGTCGCTTGACCGATCAGGTTTATCAGAAGGTTTTGGCATTATGACCACAACTTTGGACGAGATCCGAACTCAACTTGAGGAAATCATTGACATCCTCGACGGTAAGATTACCAACCTTGTGATTGCTGCCAATCAGATCGAAACTCACGAAGGGCTTTCAGATATTGATGGTCGTCTAGGTGTAGTACAGGCGGGCGAGTTTCGGACTGGGAATGGGAAACTGCCGGGCGATGGTTTTACCGGAGGACGTTTTGGGTTTCCCGGATTTATTTATGGTACGTCTACTTATTTCTTGGCGGGGGTGGACAATGATGTGCTCCAAGTGGGACTATCCCTGACAGACGGTAAAATTTATTTCGGAGCTGGAACTGGCGTACTCGATTCAACCGGTATCAAGATTATAGCCACGGGTGTATTGGTTGCCAGCAATGGATATAAATTCGTGGATGCGGATGGAACCACTATTTTAGGTGGAGTTTATACGATTGTTCGACACGATGCTTTTGATGATGCATTTGTAGAACTACGAGCTCAAACTCAGGATAGTTCGATTCAAGTTGTTACTGCATCCGTAGATGCAGTAGCTCCGGCTACCGCAGTTTCTCGTCTGACGGTAGATTCTGGGGGTTTTGCTGGGGCGGCATCTATGCTTATCTTAACTCAGACAGCCAGCGGTGGGTTATTGGTTGCTCAAGATACTGCATCTACTTTCAACAGCACTTTCATAGACGCAGATTTTATCGTCAATGGTGATACCGTACAAGTTCTTAAAGTGGATGCAGGATTTGATCGGATGGAGATTGGAGTGGATCATTTTTTTGCTACTCGATCATCCACCAATCCTAACACTTATATCAACGAAGCCAATCAGGATATGGATACCTTCATCCGCAGTGTCAATTTTGATGATATGTTTGTGGTGGATGCCGGTCTCGACAAGGTACTAATCAAAGGTGCGGCCCTACGAGAACCTCTATCAGCAGCCCGTACATATTACGTGCGTACCGATGGGAGTGATAGTCACACTGGATTGGTAGATACAGCAGGTGGGGCTTTCCTAACCGTTCAAAAAGCGATAGATGTTGCCAGTGGTTTGGATAATAATGGTTATGATGTTACTATTCAAATTAGAGATGGTACATATGCCGCTGGAAATTTCTTGAGATCGTCAACTGGTAGTGGTTATATTATAATTCAAGGGAATTCAGGAACGCCTGCCAACGTCAGCATCACTGGAACGGTCACCAGTGCAACTTCTCAGGTGGCTTCTTTTGTTGCGACTGCTCTTTCTACAAAATACAAAATAAAAGACTTAAAGATTGCCAACAGTGCTTATGCCATTTTTTGTGAAAGTGGGTCTTATGTTGAAATAAGTAATTTAGATTTCGGGGCCTGTACTTTTGGACACATGTTCACAAGAGATGGTGGCAAGATAATGATCACAGGTGGCTATACCATCTCAGGAAATACTGCAATACACTGGCAGTCTAACTTTGGCGGTGTGATTAGAACTACAACTGCGGTTACTATAACTCTTACTGGCACCCCTGCATGGTCAAGTGCTGGTTTATCAATTACAGCAGGGATGGTGGCTCTGGCATCTATAACATTCTCGGGCTCAGCAACAGGTACTCGTTATGTTGTTTCTGGAAATGGGGTAGAATTTGGAGCCGCTGGAGTTACAACATATTTTCCCGGTAATGCTGCCGGATCAACCGCGACTGGCGGACAATATTTATAGGAGGCACAATGCTTATCAAACTGGAACTGACTGAAGATGAAACTAAATTGGTGGTAGGGTTTTTGAAAACAACTCCCATTCAGGGGAACTTGGAAACACTACCCAAGGTTCTGACTATGGTTTCTAGTATTCTCAGGAAAATACAGGACGCCACAAATCCTGCACCTGAGCAGCCTAAAGCCCCTAGAAAACGCAGGCATTAGTCAGTATAATCAATAAGTAAGGAGATGGCTCATGACAACTCGTCTTGTAAAGATCGTCACAGAAAAATTAGTGGTAGGACAATTTGGAGCAGCTATTCAGCTGGATGTTACGGATGAGCTGGGTGCAGCTGCGGATCTTACCGTCTATCCCACTATCATCGTAGTGGCTACTTCACCCGACTGGACGAAATCCTTCGAGTGGACGGGGACGGGGGATAGTCTGGGCAATCTCTCCTTCACTCCGAGCCAGTCGGACAGTACGTTCGACCGTCCCGGTAAGTGGATGGGTCAGGTCGAGTTCGCTGACTCGACCAGCTTACTTATCATCTCACCCATCTTCGATTTGGAAGTGGGAGTTAGGTTAGGAACGTAATGGAAACTTTTATATCTATTCACTACGACTTGATATTCAATGCGTTTATATCTGCCATCTCTGCCGCTGCTAATCTCTATTACGTTTTGCGCCATGCCAATGGTAAGAAGAATGTCAGAATGGTGAGTGTTTGCATAATGATCTATTTTACAATCATTCAGATATGCGCAGCCAGCGGTGTGATTTCTTATGCAACCTTTGGAGCTGAGTATCTAAGACCATGGATGCCGGTATTATATCTAATACCCGTGTTCGACGTTATCGTAGACTTTCGAAAGAAAACCAAAACTGCTCCGAAAGGGGGCTAAAACAACCCATGGAAATAGACTGGCCGACCATCATAGCCATACTCACAGTAAGCATCGGTCTATATACAGCAATCTCTACCCGCCAGCGCAACACCAGTGAGGTATTTCAGGCCGCCATGGATGTGGCAAAAGAAGCCCTGATCATTCGAGATGCAGATATAGACAGGTTGAAACAGGAAAGCGCAAGCTCCACTCAACGAATAGATTATCTGGTACAATATACAGAATATCTGTCGGTATGGGTGCGTTTGCATTATATAGGATCAGAACACCCCATGACCTATGATGAATATGTCAAATCCATTAAACAACAGTAGGAGGCTAAATGTCTACTAAGATAACTTGTCCGGATTGCGGGCAAAATAATACCCAGAAGCGTGGCGGTAATCGTTATTACTGCCACACCTGTAAAGGGTATAAGACTTTGAAGACCAACGAAAGTAATTTTGAATATTCAGAAGATTACCAAAGGGGAACAGCTCATATCGTCACATCCCTGCCGCGCATCATGTCAGAGAAAGACTTGCTTCAATTCTTAAAAATAGATGAGAATATCTGGCAGATTGACAAGGTAGTGTATGGCAAGAGTGAAGGCTACCGCAAAGATCGCAAAGTAAGCTGGCACGTTCGTAAGGGACAGGTGACCCACGGTGACGTGGAGGACAGCGGCAAGCTGCTTATTGAGCCCATGTTCAGTGTCAAGGTCTACTTGTCCCGCAAAACGGCGGAGATTGACGCTACGGCGGTTTTGCGTACACTGATTGAAGATGCCCGCAAATACTCCCCCAAATATCAAACAATCAAATACAACAAACTATCGGATGGACATTTACTGGAAATTGGTATGCCAGATCTACAATTAGGCAGACTGGTAGATGAAGAGGAGGCTGGACTTTCTTCCAGTCCCGTTCAATACGTAGGCCGGGCTACCCAGTCAATTACAAAGTTATTGGATTATGCCCACGAATTACCTATCAGTCGAATAGTTTTCCCGGTTGGAAATGACTTTTTTAATTCAAACACAGCCGCCATGACTACCGCTCATGGCACACCCCAACAGGACGATGTGCGCTGGCAACGTACCTTCAGCATGGGACGTCGAATGCTGGTCTCTATGATTGATATCATGACAACCATTGCTCCTGTAGATGTTCTCATTGTGCCCGGTAACCATGACGAGGAACGTATCTTCTATATGGGAGAGGCTCTGGAAGCTTGGTATCACCACAGCGCTAACGTGGCTGTGAATAACTCACTCAGTAAACGCAAGTATTATCTATTCGAACGAAACCTTATAGGCTTTACACACGGCTACTGGGAAAAGATGGAACGTCTGGCAAGTCTTATGGCATACGAAGTTCCAGAGTGGTGGGCTCTAACTCACAATCGAGAATGGCATCTGGGGGATAAGCATCACAAAGCCGACATGATCTATAAAACAGAAGAGATGGCAAACGGTGTAGTGGTTCGTATCCTAAGATCTCTGGCTAATCCATCCGTCTGGGAATATGATAAAGGCTTTGTGGGAAGTGCCAAAGCTACAGAAGCTTTTGTATGGCATCCAGAGCAGGGCGTCGTCGCCCAGTTCTCTGGTATAATATAGCTATTCTAATTAGAAAAGAGGTAACCATGTATATCGAATTGCTCAAAGCAGCGTTGACTCTCTTGGTCGGTTTCTTCCTTCAGCTGGCTCTCAAGGCTATTGGAGTAGAGATTGATCCTGTATTGTTCAACACCCTTGTGGCCGGTATCGTTGTATGGTTCTTGACTCTGTTTGGAGTTGAAGCTACATTACGCGGTATTCGTGCAGTAAAAACACTTGTTCGCAGACTCTTCTAATCTCGAGTTAGATTAGTAAGAAGAAAGAAGTTCCTCAACCGAGGAACTTCTTTTTTGTTTCAAGTGAAAGCTCTACTATTGTGAGCCTGTCTGGTAAATTAAACCCCCACGTCAACCAGCCAGAATGGAACTGGGCCTGCGAGTCTTTCCCCATCTTACCAGTTGGTGTGATGTAATCAATCCTGCGAGTGGGTATCAGCCATTGGGCTCCATCATTCAGGAGTGCTTCCAAGTTCCATTGTGCTGTATCAGTAGGCACGAGTAGGGCAAAAGGCTTTCCATAACTCAAGCACATTTTATAGAATGCAATCTTTAGGGAGAAGGGAGGATTGGTAATAATCGCATCATAGTTCTCCGGATAATCATATTCCAGAAAATCTATACCCTGACTCAGATCTGTTCCTGCCACCCCGTATCCATGTTCCAATAGACGATGAACTATCATACCATTCCCACAAGCGGGTTCCCAGATGACACTGACACTTTTGGGAATATAAGGGATTAGTAAATCTGTGGCATAGGGCGGGGTCTGAAAGAAATCCCTCTTCTGAACCTTACCCGGAGTTTTCTTTTGTGGTTTCTTTGGTTTATTCATTAGGCCATCCTAACATTCTAATCATCTTGACTAATCCTACATCTTCCCATTCCAGCAGTTCTCCGCAGGTAGGACATATAATTGTGGGCACTCCCTTGATGGAGAACACCAAAGTTGTACCTTTAGCTACCCTGAGCTTCTGGCCGCAGAGATGCATCCATTGCCCAGAAAGCAATTCCGACGCTGTCAGCAGCATTGTGGTTGAGGAGGGGAAAGGCGTCCCCCGCTTGATAACGACCATCTCCGAATACCTTCTTTCTTACTGTCATGGGAGCTACAATGTAGATATTATCTGGGCTTCCTAGAACTTCGCGGGCTCCCAAATAGAATCCCGCTCTGACATCTGCCAATCCTACTTGACCAAAGGTCTTGTTATAGGCTGCCCCTTCAATCACAACCCTGACATTCAAACGACTTACCATATACAGAACAGATGAAATTAGTCCAAAAGCCTCCCAGCTGTATTCTAAAGACGTTTTACATTGCTTAAGTTTGCCATTGTATATCCAGACATCGCCATCACTGATTGTTGTCATACCAAAATTAACTCCGGGATCTATGGCAACTATGGAATAGTCTGGCATTTCATCAATCTTCGCTGCCAGTCTCCGCAGAGTCTGTGTCTGTCTCCACTTTAGCCTTTCGACCTTTGCGCTTATTGCTATCTTCATCTTTTGTCTCCTTGGCATATTTCAGGGTCTCTTCGTACTGGGCCAGAGCTTCCACAAAAGGCTCGAACTTGCGGCTCTTGCCAGTCATAGCGTATTCAAGCAAGTCTTTCTTTAGATAACCCATGCTCTTGCCATCCAGTTTCACCACGCTGTCTCTCTTTGCCAGACCTAATGCAAAGCAATCGAACATGGCAGAAGCTCCCGGATGAACACCCAGACCGGGCACGATGTAGTAGTTGAATGACCGACCTCTACCCCCAAAGCGTAACTTCTCCACCTGCCCACCCACCACAAAGCCCAAAGCATTCTCTTCTTTGGAGTCTTTGATGACCTCTTCAGTCCAGATCATTATGCGCACCCCGGCCATGTACTTCAGGGTTTCCCCGCCTGCGGTAGTATGGCCCCTACCTCCGATGATTTGGTGGGTATGATTGATAACAAAGGCAACCGCTTCCTCATCCTTCAGCCGGAGTGCCCCAGACAGGGCCCGGGCTACTTGAGCGACAAGCTTGGCACGTTTCCCTACGAATGCTTCACCAAAGTCACCAGCAGCCTCTGCAATGGGCTGGATGGCCCCTACGCTATCAAGGATGGATGAGCCCGCATCCCCAGCCAGACACTCAACCATTTGAGCCATGGCCTGCTCATGTGTGGCGGCCCTCTTTTTTTCATCCTGCAAATCCATTAGACGAACAATCCCAGAAAATCCTGACATGCCTACAGCGCTGTGAATATATTCCATGTCCGCCAGTTCTAGATCACAGATAGCAACCTCAGGTTGATTTGCCAGAACACCTGCCAAATAATAGGACAGGGTGGATTTTCCAGAGTTTGGATAGCCATACAGCTCATAGATGCTGCGCATGGGCGCACCCAAAACTCCACGACCAGACAATGCCATATCCAGTGAGAACAATCCAGTTCTCTTTCTTGCAATGAACGGATATGATCCGATGACTTGAATATTATCAAACATTAAAGCTCCTTGTCAAGAATCGCAATGGATGCAATGATCCACGACAGCGGCCACATAACCCCAGAGACAATGGAAAGCACAATGCAGGCAAAAGTCAACGCTATGCTTTTCTTTCCGGGTCTGGACATTATCCATACAAAAATTCCAATCCCGGACAACACACTTAAAATCGTGTAGATAGTTCCAAACATTGTAGCCTCCTAGAAAACTTCGAATATGTGTAAAGAATTAATCATCTTCTGGATATATTGATCCACGTCATCGTCGCCTGTATCCATATTAAGGAAACCGACTACCTTCTGATCACCGTCTACTGTGATGATGAGCGTACCTCGAACTCGCCCTCCCGTATCCCGATAGAACAGGGACGGCAGCTTCGCCATGCGGGAAGATGTTTGCTCGCCTCGCTTCTCACGAATACGGGAACGCACATCCTTGATATCGGACGATTGAGCAATATGATCCCAATCGCTTTGATCGAGCGAACCCTCACGGGCAGCCGCTGTCAACAGTAGCAGAGTTTCAATGGGCTTGCCTGCCAGTTGGGTTTTGATTTCATCGGTCAGATCACCATTCTCAAAGATGCTGTCCCACATGTTGATGTACTTGTTAACGGTAGCAGGTTTGTATCCAGTCGTAGCCTCCACTACGTTCTCGAAGTCATCATCAATACCAGCCGCCCGGAACAAATCCCATGCCTGCTTCATACGATACAGGAGCTTGGCAGTTGCCAATCCTTTGATGAGCCAGTCCCGCTGCAAGCCCTGAATATATTCCAAGGCAATCAGTGGATCACCCGCTGCGATGGAACGGCCTACTACATCGTCCACGGTATTGAAATAAGTCATGTCATTTGCTTGAATTCTAACTACAGGATATTCCATTATTTCTTCCTCATCTTCTTCTGGAACTTTTCCAGAGCTAATCTCATCTCACCAATATCACCTCGCAGTAATGTACCTGCATTAGGGATGGCAAAGAACTTCACCTTGGGAAACAGTTTGGACTTGACCTGTAGCCCTGCAACCTCCATGATACCATGATTTACGAGAGCTTTGGTTATCTCACTGCCCATCAGGAGTACCCAGTCATGACCTTCAATTTCTTTGAGTATGAAATCAAGATGCCATGCCGGGTCACATTCCTTGGATTTTCCGTGTTGCCACAGATTGATGACTCGACAGGCAGATAGTTGAATGCCAGCCATAGCCAGCTCATGCTTCAGTATATCACCGACCTTTCCAGTCGCAACACAGCCTGCTCGAACATCATCATAGTTAGGAAACTCTCCGATCAATAGAAGGGAGGCTTTGGCTGGGCCAATAGGTTCGACCAATAATTGACCACACACTGGACAATTTCGTCTTTTCATTGGAACCCCAAATCTCGATTGGCTTTGTTTATCACCATGCCCCGGTATTCTTCCAGTGTATGGTGAGGAGTAAATCGTTGTATATTGGCTGCCACCAATGCAGCTTCCAGATAAATATGATAGGGCAGCTTAGTCTGCTCATATAACTCTTTCCCATCGGTAGGTTTAGATGGGCTCGTCGTCTTCTTCTTCATAGATAATCTCCTGCTTGTTTGTTTTGGCGGCCCAAGATTTTCCAATCTCACGCTCATAGCGGAATGGAACATCCGGGAATAATGTCTCGGCGGTTTCATGGAAAGCATCATCACTACATTCATTGGTTTCTTTTAAAGCACCCTTGGGTGGATCTTTGACTTGTTCATCATGAACAATAAGACACAGGCTATAGGGTACAGCCCGCTTTTGACATTCGTCCCAGAAATGTCTGACCCACATTTTTGTGAAGTCGGCTGCTCCCCCCTGAATAGGGGAATTAATGGCATTGTTCTGCCATTGACTATCATAGGGATTGATGTAAGAACGCCGACCAGACACCGTTTGTACATAGCCATTGTGATAAGCAAAGTTACGCTGTGAAGATATCCATGAGAATACTCCGCGAAAGCGATTGAAATACTGGGTAACAATATGTTCAGCTTCCTGCTCACCCATGCCTGTTCTCGATGCCAGACCTTGAGCAGTTAAGCCATAGCCAATGCCCAAGTTAATAGCCTTGCCGATAGCTCTATCCTGATGAATAGCATCTGCAATTGCCTGATGTAAATCTTCTCCCTTTCGAATGGCTTCCAACAATGCCGGGTCTTTACTTTCAAATCCCAAGATACAGGGCTCTTGTTGAGTGACATCTTCAATGGTCATAACATGCCCAGCGGATGGAATAAAGAATGTTCGATAGATAGGTAACTTGCGGGCTGGAATGTTTTGACCATTGGGATTGCTGCTGCTCATGCGTCCAGTCATTGACGCTCCCGTAATATGCCACGATGGATAAACCATTCCATCTGACTCAACATTCTCCTCCAGCCAAGACATGCCATAAGTGGAGACGGCCTTGCGATACATACGAGTCTCCAAGATAGCAGCAACTATATCGTAGTTGGCATATTCTTTCAGGGTATCTGCCCCGGTACTGCGCACATGAATGCCAGCTTTGTCAAGGGCGGCCCTAACCTGCACAGGGCTTTGCACATTGAAGCCCAGTTCATCCTGCATAGTCATGGCCTGCTGTTCGAAGCCTCGCACTGCGCTGATCCAAGCATCTACATCTACCCGCACGCCCGGCATATCCAAGACCGGCCAGATCATGGGCTCATCCACCCTGTAATAAGTATCCAAACGTTTGGTATCTTCGAACTCTTCCTTCTGTTTTAGAGCAATTCGTATGGTAAGAACCACATCTTTGGCAGCATACTTCTTCATATCAGGGGTCATCTCTTTGGCAGTGGAGAAATGCTCACGGGTTTCCTTCTCAACAATTTCATCCAGCCAGCGCCTTGACATATCCTTCAAGTTGAAATAAGTATAGTAGC